CAGAACATACCAGCAGCCAACAAACTCCAATATGTAGCATTTGGTGGTTCAATTCCTCCACCGTTATTTGAAGTATGTGCAAGAATACAAATATAACTACGTGCTCCATATCTTACAATGTCACCTGCTAGATAAGCAGTTCCATTTGCATAAGTTGGATTTGGTGCTAGTCTAACACCGTCAACATACAATGTAAAGAAGCTGGCATTAGTTGGTAAATTGCCTGATCCTTCTGCGGTAGCAATATATAACTTTGCACCATACTTGACTACTTCACCAACTTTATAAGTTGTTCCTCCAGCATAATCGCCTGCATAGCTAAATCCTGTGGTGAACGGATCCCAATTGGCTGCATTAGTTGGTGTAGTACCAGTTGTATTAACTTTGGCGGCATAAATGCTACCACCGTAGTTCACTAACTCACCTGGCTTATATGCTGTGACGGCACTATAAACACCTGCATAAGTATAACCTTTGGTTAGTACGTCCCAGTTGGCTGTTACTGTTGGCAAGTTGCCAGTGGTGTTTCCTTTAGCTACATAACTATAACCACCATACTGTACAATATCACCTTTGACGTATGCTGTTGCTCCGCTATATGCACCTAATGATTGTAGGCCGCTGACCATTGTATCCCAGTTGGCTGTATCAGATGGTAAATTGCCTGTTGTATCTTGTTTTGCTACAAATGCGCTTGCACCGTATGTAACAATGTCGCCTTTCTTATAAAGAGTTGCGCCATTATAAATTCCTTTATAAACGACACCTTGTGTAATTACTGTAAAATAATTTGTGTCTGTTGGAAGATTACCTGTGGTAGTTACTGAGGCAACGTATGTATTAGCGCCATAACTAACTACATCGCCTGGTTGATAAGTTGCACCGTTATCATACGTACCTTCAAATTGCAAACCAGTTGCAAACATGGTAAATTTGACAGTATCAAATGTTACTGTACTAGTATGATGTGTGTTACAAATATAAACTTGTCCACCATAGCTAACCATATCGTTTAGCTTGTATCGAGTAGCACTTGCCCATGTTCCCTTGAAAGCAATACCGTCGTTGAACAAACTCCACTTGCCAAAATCATCTTCAAGACCTAGTGCGGCAGTTGAAGCAGAAGTATGACTGGTATTTGCAATGTAGCTACGTCCACCATAGTTAACAATGTCGTTAACTTTGTAGTATGTGGCGGTTGCCCAAGTACTTCCCCAAGACTGACCATCATTCATTAACTGCCATTTGCCAGCAGTTAAGTCAGTCTCAAACCCGCCAGTTGCGTCAGCGTCTGCAATGTGACCTTGCACACAGACGTATGCTTTGCCGCCGTAGCGTACAATATCATCTTTTACGTATGTTGTAGAGTTGGTCCATACGTTTTTCCATACGAAACGCAATCTACCAAGTTTAAATTCTGCCATTTTCTTTTTCCTTTAAGGTAAATCCTATTAATTTTTATATTTATTACACATCTGAAGGGTAAGTGTAAGCCTTGTTGACTCGTGCAACCAACTCGCCTTCTGCGTTCAAATAATAATAAATGCTCCTACTATCCCATCTATATTGGTCTGGATTTAGATTAGTATCTGGTCTAATATGATCGTCATTTCGACCGTCAAAATAGTCTACTCCTACCTCAAACTCTGTAAAATCGTCTTCTGCCAATCCTATATTGTTGACAACAATTACTTCATCAACACCTAATAATTGGTCTACTCTAGTGAAATACAAATCACCTTCTTCGTTTCTACGTAGAGCGTAATAATATCTTGGATTATTTGCACCAAGCAGTGCTGATGTATCCTGATCTCCTACATAATATGTACTCATAATTTCTCCTTATTACGATATTTCTACGTAACTCACAATTGAATCGATTGCGTTTGCTACATTTGCTATCACATGTACTATGTTATCTGGAGCGACCAACAATCTTTCTCCACCATTAACTGCTCTCAATGTTTGATTAGCAGGTATAATTATATCTTTCATGTAATATCCTAAAACTGATGGAACTACACTTGAGTCAGTGACTGTAATACTGACTGTCACTGGGTCCGATGTTTTATTGGCCAAACTCATACCAATCACAGTTGCCCTTGCTGTAGGCGACATTGCTATGATTGATGTTGGGCTTGTCAACACATTTGGGGTTATTTTATTTTTAAATGCCGTTGCCATTTTTTATCCTAATGTTAAAACTAATTGAATTGATAATTCTTCAGCTTCACCAACTGTAATATTTGCAGTCTGTTCACCTGCGGAGTTAATCCACTGACTTCCGTTATAAACTTCCACTCGTTTATCAGAAGTATTATATCTAAGCATTCCAATTTCAGGAGCAATTGGTCTTTCAGGGGTTAATCCATAAGGAATAACTATTCCGCCAGTTCCTTCAAACTTGTAATATCCTGTACCAGTTTGTTGGAAAGTTAAAACTGCATTATTTGTTGTTGCTGTAATTACATTATCTTTAAATGCAAAATTTTCAATATTAACGAATCCTGTACCAGTAGCTTGAATATTAATATTGGTATTGGTGGTTAATGTAGAAATTGTATTATTATCTATTGCTAACTGACCAATCTCAAATCTATCAGCACGTAACCTTGTAGCATTAATATCTGCTATCAAATTTCCATTAGAGTAAAATCTAATAACGTTATCGTTTGCGCCTGGTGTTAATTCAGCTGTAATATAGGTGTTTAAATCTGTGTCATATACACCATCTAATATAAGCCAATTGCTGCCGTTGTAACCTTCAAAGTGAGTTGTTTCACTGTTATATCTAATACCGCCAACTTGTGATCCTCTTTGATCAATAGTTCCAGAAGGAAGTCTTAAACTCTGTGTTGAATCAATATAAACAATCCCAGAGCCGTTTGGCTTAATCACAAAATTTTCATTAGATGTTGTTCTTAGTTCATTGTCCTGAATTTCAAAATTTTCAAATTTGACAACCCCTATACCAGTGGCAGCTAGAGTCAATGGACTATTGACATTTGATGATTGTACAGTTGATCCAGTAATTTGTAAAGTGTCAACATTTAATGTATTAGTATATAAATTATTCCAACGTTTTGATGTTGATCCTAAATTGTATACTCCGCTTGGAATTAAATCGCTAGTTATTCCTGCAACAAAACTAATAGTGTCTGTTGGTTGATCGCCAATAATAATGTTGCCGCCAATAGTAACATTTCCGCCAACTTCTAAGTCACCGGTAATAGAAACATTGTTTTGTAAGTTGATTTGATCACCAGCTGAAACAATGTTTAAATTAGTGGTCAATGTTTCAATTGTTGACCCACTGATCTTTATATCGCCAGTTGTTATTTGTGTTGGTTCAACAGTTGTAACATTGGTTCCATCGCTTAATGTTAAACCAGTACTACTTACAATATTGATATTAGATGCGGTGAATTGTACTTGTCCTGTTACTTGATTAACATAGAATAAATCGCCAACTCTAAAATCACCTTTGTGATCAACAGAGTTATAATAGATATATGCGCCATTTGTATCAACTACTTCATTTGCTTGAATTACTAAACCAGCATCATTGGAGCTGTCTTTACCAGTTCCAATATAAGCAAAATTATGACCTATCAAATACATGATGACGCCTTTGCCGTCACCTGAAACTCCATAATTTCCATAAACGTTTGCGCTGGACATTGATCTAACTTCTGCGCCAAAGTCTGAATAATCAACTAGTTCAAGATATTTTGCAGTTCCTGTTGCTGTTCTAATATCTTGTATTACAAAAGAATCATCTTCTATAGCTGTAGAACCTTCAGTTCCATTGAAATGTAACAATAATACTGTATCAGCTGTTTTAACAAATTCTGAAGTTGGAACAGTATATGTACTTCCAGTATATTTTGCTATTCCTTTACTAACTCTTACTTCGTCAATAAATCCATTAAACCCACCTGAAAGACCATCAAATCTTGAACCAATAGTCAACGGACTTTGTATATAATTTGTAGTATCAGTCCAAGTAGAACCAATTTGAACTCCGTCTAAGAATAAACGAGTAGATGTTCCACTTCTACAAAGTGCTATGTGTTTGAAGGAACCAGTAGTGACAGCAGTTCCTGTAATTCTAATTGCACCATTCACATAATATGAAAGCAAATTATTGCTTTGAATATAAACTACAGGTGCGTTTTGTGTATTGGTCGTTCTAAAATCAAAGATATTATGCTGGGCTCCAGAAACGCTTCGATTAACAAAACATTCTATTGTGAAATCACCAGTTCCAAAATTAAAATCTGGAGTAGACGGTACGCTAATATTATCTCCAGTTCCGTCTAATAATAAACTAGCGGTTCCAAACTTCTTATTTGTTTGTGTTAATTGTGCATTGCCTAAAACTGTTACTGTTTTTCCGTTTGCGTCAGCTTTAGAAAGCAGTCCGTCAACCTTGCCAGTTAAGAAAATTTTATTCCCACTTACACTGCTGATAACACCTTGTGCTAAGATAGTTGTTCCGTCGCTTGCATAGGAAGTAAGTGTTTGTCCAGCACTAAATGTTCCTGTAGTAGTAGAAACTCTAATAGCTGTTTTGCCAACATTGGCAAATCCAGTTGTTCCAGTTAAACCTCTTAAGCCATAATTTGCATAGTATGTAAAGCTGTTTAACCATTCAACTCTAACACCGTTGGTCATGGTTATGGCATTTGCTCCAGGAGTAATAAATGTTGCTCCGTGGAATAGGCAGGCAGCTTCTTTACTTGATGGACTTACTGCGCTTCCATCTAATAATGCTCCGCGACCAGCATCACCTTGATCAAATCCTAACGGATCTGTTGGGCTTGTTACACTTCCTTTTGTTATTACACTTACATTTCTAATATAAGGACTCTTAGAAGTTACAGTCATCCCAGAAGCATATCTAAAAGCGTGTCCTGTATTATTTGTACTATTATAGAAAAAATCAGCAACTGTTAAATCTTCAATGGTTACTTCGCCATTTAATAAAAATGCATCTTTATCATTTGAACCTAATGTTGGTTTGATGATCACACTTCTAATTCCTGATCCTCTAATTGTTACTCCGGCAGGAACTGTCATTGGGAAAATTTCAGTGTAGACTCCTGGATAAACTATGATAGTAGTTCCAGAAGTTGCTTGTGTTAGTGCATATTTTACAGATCCGTAAGGATCATTTTGATGGGTGCCTGAATTAGCGTTATCGCCAAAAGTTGAAACATATATTGTATTTCCTGGTCGAAATGCTAGATCAATTCCGCCCACAGTTAGGGAGTTTGTAACAATATTGTCTGCATTAACTGTATTAATATAAGCAGTTTGCCAACGCTTATCGCTTTGACCAATGTCATATGTGTCAGTTTGAGATGGTAGTAGATTTCCATCTATCCCGCCTGCCAATGTAACGTTTTCTGAGTTAATAGTTCCAGTAGCAGTGATAATTCCTTGAATATGTAAATCACCATAAATCTCTAAATTAGAATTTATGTTTACATCACCTGTACCAGAAGGATCAATATCAATATCGGTGTTTGGAGTGTATGCTCCAATAATATTGTCTTCAACAGTTAAATCCCCTGCACGTAGTTTTCCATTGTAAACTACAGCATTAGCTCCAGAAGGAAGAATATTAATAATTCCATTAGTAGAAGTGATGGAATTGTTTGTAACTGTTAGATATGTGGTGTTATCGCCGACCTTTAGTTGATTGTCAACTATTAAATTTGTAGTTTTTGTTGTTCCGTTTACGGTTAATTCGTGAGTGGGCGTGTTGGTTTTGATCCCAATTTTGCGATCGTTAACATCTAAATACAATAGATCCGTGTCAAACGCTAAATCAACTCCATTACGAAGCAGATTCGATTTGAGCAATGGACCGGAAATTTGACCAACGGCCATACAATCACTCCTTTAACCCCGTGTTTCACGGTTAACCACCTTACATTGCGGGTTTACCACAGTATGTCATGTAAAACTTGGTCGGCTTTACAATTATAGATATTTATCGGTTTTTGAAATTAACCCAAGATAAGGGTCCAAACATTGGTTAATTGTTCAACATCGTCTTCGGTAGCGTTGCCTCCTACTCCGCCAAAGTTATCAAAAGAATCACCGTCCCAAACTTCCATGGCTTGTGTATCAGGATTAAATCGAATTGTTCCAATTTCATTTGCTGTGGGTGATGCCAAGTTATTAGTTGGTGTCAATACCGCAGACGTGCCTCCTAATTTAACCCAGCTATATTGTGTTCCAGGCATCCTAATAGGATTGTTAGTTAAATTAATAATATTATCACCATCAATTTTAATATTATTAAGCATTACATAACCAGTTCCAGATGTAGATAAATTTATACTATTTGAACCAGTAACAGAAATCGTATTTCCTGTTCCTGTAATTTGATCAACGTTTATGGTGTTAGATATTACTGCGCTCGTAGCTATACTAGCCACTGTTGAATTATTAATTACAAATGGTATTGTATTATTGGTTGGATGGGCAACAACTCTTGTATTCCTATTAGATGAATATACTCCCCCTAGAGCAGTTCTAAAATTTCTTTGCCCTACAAATTGATTCAGTACATTATCATACCTAATTTCTGCACTGTTCATAATAGGCTTATCTGTGTTTGAGCCTGAAGGTAATCTTAAAGAATTAGTTGAATCTATATAAGCATGATAGCTAGATTTGGGTTTGATTCTAATGTTAACGCCAGTATTAGCTGATAATATATTGTCAGTGAACGTTAAACCGTCAACGATTACACCACCTGTGCCATTTCCTACTAAATTTAGATTAGAGTTAAGTGCTGTTATCGTATTGTTGTCTATTGTTAAATTCGGCAGATCAATACTATTAATCCAAGAAGTTGTCCATCTTTTTAAGCTAGATCCAAGATTATACGTGTCGCCAACATCTGGTATGATATCTTGGTTTAGATCCATTGCAATAGTTACAGTATCAGTGCTTTCATTTCCAACAGTAATTGTGCCTTTGAAGTCTAAAATTCCTGAAACATTTAAATTTTTTGTAATGTTGACATCGTCGTCAAGTAAAAATATACCAGTTGCAGTTTTAAAGTTTATAGGACCTGATATAGTTTCAATAGTAGACCCGCTAAATCTAAAGTTATTAGATTCAACTTTATAAGGAGCTAGGATTGTTGTATTTGTTCCGTCACTAATTGTGATAGTTGATAATCCAGATAAGTCAAAAGAATCACCACTAACACTAGTAGTTCCTTTCTTAAAGTTTACTAAAAAATTATCACCAATTCTAAAATCTCCACCATGATCGGTAGAAATATATCTAACCTTAGCACCGTTTAACTCTACAGTTTCATTGGCTTGTACTCTCAATGTGTTATCATTTGATGCATCATTTTCAGTACCAATATAGGCAAAATTATGTCCTATTAGATATGCTAAAACGTCTGCGCCGTTCCCAACAAAACCATATTTGCCATAAACATTGGCACAACTGATACATCGAATCTCTGCACCAAAAATTGTGCTTAGATTAGCAAATCCTTCTAAACCTTGTGTTGCGTAAAAACCTCTATTAGCGTAATATGTAAAACAATCAATTGCTTCTACTCTTACTCCATTGGTCATGGTAACAGCATCAACGCCAGGAGTAATAAAAGTTACCCCATAAAATAACATACTGGCACTGATACTGGTGTTATTAACTACACTACCATCAATGTATGCACCTTTACCTGCATCGTGTGTATCATAACTCAATGGATCAGACAATGTTATATTTGATCCTTTGGTAATTACGCTAACATTTCTAATGTAAGGACTCTTCTTGGTAACTAGATAATTGCTTACAAATCTAAAAGCGTGTCCAGTGTTGTCTATAGCATTATACCTAAACCCAGTCACTGTTAAATCTTCTACTGACGTATCGCCGCTTAGTAGAAAAGCATCTTTATCAACAGTTCCTACTGTAGGCTGTACTGTAACTCCTCTTATTGATGTCCCAATTATGGAAACACCTGCAGGGACTACTAAAGGAAAAACTTCAGTATATATCCCGCTGGTTATATGAATAGTCGTTCCAGCAGTTGCTACACTTAGAGCTTTTGCAATGGTCCTAAATGGACTTAGCTGAATATTACCTTGATTTGTGTCTGATCCCAAAATACTAACATAATAACTATTGCCTGGTAATGTTAAAAATACTGATATACCTGGAGGAACTGTAGGTATTATTACATTATTAGTGCTAAGATTTTCAAAATATGCTTGATCCCAAGTATATTCAGGACTACCAACAGAACCTGTATTGTCAATTGCAGGTCTTACATTAATACTTAGATTGCCTACTTCGTTTTGTGGTAATGGAGTTGTTACAGTTGTTGTAAAATATAGTGCATTTCCATTAATAAAAACGTTGCCAGTGACATTTGTTGTAGACTTGAAATTTGTTCTTCCTGTACCTGATGGATTAATATTAACACTAGAGTTAGTGCTAGTAGTGCTTATTGTTGCCGCAGAAAATCTTAAATCGTCTGTATCAAGTTTTGGTACATTTATTAACTGTGGTGATTCAATAATAAAATCTGAATTATTTGACGAAGTAATATTGTTTGTGGTAAATGTTACTCCATTAACTCCAACTGAAAAGTCTGAAATTATGTCTACGGTTCTAAGACCAGAGTTCGTTACCTGTAACTCAGTTGTGGGATTGTTCTTTCTTATACCAACACGACGTGTTTGTACATCTAAGTATAATAGGTCTGTTTCAAAGGCTAAATCTATGCCTTTTCTTTCAAGGTTAGCTTTGAGTAACGGTCCAGAAATTCTTCCGACGTTGGACATATTTTACTCCTTATCTATCAAAACCGTATATGATATATATAGGTTTTCCTAAAGGCACTGGATTGTCAAATTTAACATATCCTTTATTGTCTGTGACTTCTATAGTGTAATTAATTTCTGGAAGTTGGTACACGTTTTCAACATAAACTTGTATGTTAGTTGAACTAGGATTTCCTAAATCATCGACTGGAATAAAATTATTATTATCAATGTCTAAAATTTCGTGAGTTAAAGAACCATCTAAATTTACTTTTAATGTCGCAGTTCCTGAAACAGTTGCAGTTGGTACTGTTACGTATCCTGTACCACCAGACACAACTGTAATTCCAGTGATTACACCAGACGGATTTACCACAGCTATTGCTACTGCATTGTCATCTCCAATATCTGGAGGACTAATTGTAACGTCAGGCGGATCTAAAGGATCGTATCCACTGCCGCCATTTAAAACTGTTATAGTATTAATTTCTCCTGTGGCGGCGCCAACACCAATTTCTTTTAATTTAATTCTACTTGGTCTATTGGTTCTAATTTTTTCCCAACTCCAAGAAGGATCATAATCAGTATATACTTCAAAATCGTTTTCTTCTGAATTATAACGCATCATACCTGGCACACCAGTCACAGGCCTATCATTGGTAGTTCCAATTGGTAAGGTTAATGATTTATTAGTATTGACTATTGCTCTACCATCAACTTCAACAGAGAATCGTTGACCTTTTGGTTTGTACGTGTCAATATTTTTACGTTTTATAAATTTCATTATGCTACCGCCATACTGCTGATTACAACATTAACAACTTCTGCGGCATTAGATTGCACAGTAACAGTGTCCCCATCACTTAAAACTAATTTTTCCATATCCATAACAAAAGTGTCGCTGGCCACTATAGTTAAACTTTTTAAAATTTGATTAGCGTTTCCTCGACTGCTTCCATCAGGTATTACCCAAACATCCACAACAGCATCTGTACTAGTGCTGTGATTGCAAATCATTAATGTTGTTATACCGTTTTCACCAACAGACACAAAAACGTCTGTTGGGTTAGTATTTGCTAAATTCGTTGCTGTTATCATAATAATCCTTAGAACATTAAACTAGCAAAAAACGCACGGCGTTTGCTAGGTAATTCATCTCTCACATTTTCACTATTCACAAAAAATAATCCTGTACCTCCTGGTCCTTCATAATCAGGATAAATTTTAACTCTTCCACTTTCATTGGCTGGCGCTTGGTAAACACTATCAATGACCATACTCAATGAAGTCTTTAATTCTATAGAAGGATTAGTTGATATTCCAGGTCCTGGTTTAGTAGACAGTATCATTTTTGTATTAGCTGTCTCCATGGTAATCTCGTTTGAATCATTGATTTTTATATCACCAATGACCATCCTATTACCAAAGACTGTAATCCATTGATTGCCGCCAATACTTGTTCTTAATTGCGCTTCTGTTACAGCTCCTGCGCCAGAACTTGGATAACCTGGAACGTCCTGTTCAACAAATTCTAGATAAGTGTTATTTCTAAAAACTGGAACACCTGCACCAGTTCTATAGTTTAACTGAATACGTCTTCTATCTGGTTGAAGTTCAATCGCAAAATCTACATAGCCTTTATTTGGAATGTCGTTGTCTTTATTTCTAGTAATAATTCTTTGTGTATAGTTTTGAACTCCGTCAACAGTAACAGTTCCTTGTGAATTATCTGATCCTAAAAGACTAAGATCAGTATTTGATGTTCCTGTTCTAATGGCGTTTACTATAATTGCAGAATGTCCTTCTGAACTTATTCCACCAGAAGGAGGACCAATATAAAATTCCCAAAGTCCAGAGTTTGTTACACCATTAAAAGTCCAACTCTTATTTTGATTATAAAATAAGTTTGCATTATAATTAGGAGATGCAGGACCTCCTCTAGCAATGCTTAAACCTGAAATACCATTACCGCTGACACCAGCAGTTGCACCGTTACTTAAACCTGATTCGCCCTTGTTTAAGACTAATATTTTATCATTAATTACTAGGTCACTACTTTCAATAGTAGTAGTTTGACCGTTGACTTGTAAATTTCCGTAGATGTGAACGGTGCCTAAATTGTCACTGTCGTATTTGGTTTCTAGATAGATATCGTTAGTCGATTGTACGTGCCAATCGCCACTAATTCGATTAACTTTTTTAATAGATGGCATGTTCGTTTCCTTGTATGATATTTATCTGTATGGCAAAATCATTAACTTTGCGATAAAAGAGCTACCATGTATAACTTATTAAAATTTTTGATCAGTTTATTGATAATAACTGTTTGTTCATCTACCCTTTGTAAACTAGATCTAGATTTTTGATTTCTAGCAACCACTTCAAGATTACCAAGTTTTACAACTTCTAAATCTATAGCATGTAGCATTCTAACTACATCTTTTTTAAACATTGGCAAATTTCCTTTGCTGTTTTCCAAACGTTTTCTAACTTTTTGCCAATCTAAACTTGAAGTAATAACGTATTCTTCCATGTTTATATTTACCCACAAAAAAGCCCACCGAAGTGGGCTTTTTGTTTGCTTTGTAACTCTAAGATTACTGGAAGCTAACGTTGCTAGATGTAATACCAACTTTGCTTAGGTAATCAGCCGCGTTACCTAGAGAAGAAGCAGTATTGCTTAGTTCTACGTAACCGTAACGTGTCATAAAGCCAACTACTGGTTCAAAAGTAGCTGGGTCTAGAACAACGCCAGAGCTCATTAGAGGGATATATGGGCAATAGAATGCAGCCGCATCAGCTTCGCTTGGTCCTTTGTAACCTAGTAGAACTTGGTTAGTGTCTTGACCACTGTCAGCTAGATATGCGTCAACATAAACACGCATTGCGCCGTTTAGTGTACCAACAAATTTGGTGTTTGTTGGAGCTTCGAAAGTACCTTCTGTGGTACGAGCGAAAGCACTAGTTGTAGCAGACTGAAGAATTGTAAGAGCTTGGTTACTTACAACTGCCCAGTTAGCCGCACCACGACGTGTACGTTGTGCAATCTTATTTGCTTCACGGTTGATTAGAACTGCCAATGCGGCATGCTCGTCACCAACGAATGTAGCTGTACCACTTACTGCTGCCTGGTCGTATGTAGAACCAACACCAGCTAGTGTACGTAGGGAAGCTAGAACTTCTTGGTCGATTTCAGCAGTAATTTCTTGTGCTAGAGCAGCCATAATTTCTGCTTCAATATCGATACCTTGTTGTGCTTGTGCATCTTGAGCAGCTTCGAAGGTCCAACGTGCGCTTAGTTTGCGTGTCTTAGCTTCAACAGCTTGTTTCAAGATTTGAATGCTCATACGCTTGCCTGGTGTACCTTCTAGGCTAGCAGTAGCGGCAGCTTTACCGTCACCACTGGAACCTGTACCAGAATAGCTAGTAGCAATCTTGAATGGGCTTAGTGCTTCTTCACCAGCTGTGATACCATCACTTGTATCAGCATAGCGGATACGTAGTGTATGAATCTGACCAACTGGACCAGTCATTGGTTGAACGCCAACGATTTCGTTAGCGATAACTGTTGGCATAACACGACGGATTACTGGAAGAATCACGCGGTTTAGTGTTGCAACATTACCGGCACTTGTAGAGCCAGCTGTTGCACTTTCTGCAAGATACTTACGAGTATTCTCTAATGTAACACCCATAACGGCCTTTTTATGACCTTGTAGGCCTTCTAGTAGGGCCTCTTTAGTTTCTTGCCATTTTTCGTTTAGCAATACGGACATTTTGTCATCTCCTTAGTTTTTAAGACCCGCTAGTTTGCGGATGTCAATTAAATTATCAATACCTTCTTGAACTTCGGCAGTGATTTTGGTAGGCTTGTCGCCTGTAATTTCTTTGCTTTCATTTAGTGCCTGTTTTTGTGCCTTTGCGTGTGCCTTACCTTCCATCACCGCTGGTAAGTACTTGTCAAACGCTACGGACAACTTAGCAGTCTGTACAGACTCTAGGAGTTGACTCATAATCGCTCTCTTTTCACTACTTAGCGGAGCTAGTAATTCTTGCATTGCTTCTTTGCGTTCCATCAAGTCTTGAGCAATACGAGCTTCACGCTCCTTGCTTTCAACCAGTTGGTGTGCTTCAGATAATGCTTGTTGTGCTTCAGCTAGTTCTGCTTCTTTCTTATCAACAATCTTCAACAAACGTGAAGTTGTGGATTTTTCATTAACATGGCTAGCCATATATTCTGCTGTGAAGGCTTCAAAAATCTTGCGTCCAAAGTGATTTTGACGGGCACTATCAATGTCTTCACGTAGCTGACTGATTTCACCGTTAAGTTTTTCAGTAACTGCGTTTTCAACAATGGTTGCGCTCTTCTTAATGAATGCTTGTTTGATTTCAGCAAATTTATCTTTTGCTTCACGTACCAAGCGCACTTTAGTTTCTGCAAGGTCTTTTTTGTCTTCAGCAAATTCGTGTATTTCGCGAGCTAGAGCTTCTACTACGAATGACTCTAACTTAGCGAAGTTTTCTGCAACTTTTTGACGGTCGCTTTGGAATTCACCTAGTTCTTTTGCTAAATTCTGGATAACAAAAGTTTCAAGTAATTGAGAATCTTTGGTCATCTTTGCTACATATTGAGCTTGTGCTTCCGCTAGGCTCTGTCTGTCAGCAACGAATTCAGCGATCTCTCCGGTCAACTTCTCACCTACCATCTTGTCAAGACTTTCAATCATAACGCTACGATCGTGATCATAACGTTGTGCAAATTCTTCACGCAATTCGGCAGTAAGTTGGTCGCGAGTTTCTTGGAGCTTTGTGGTCCAAGCTGTTTCGATGTCAGCTTTAATTTCCTCAGAAATTACGCCGCTCTCGAAAAGTTTTTTGAATGCGTCCAACATTTCTATTTCTCCTCGGGCTTATTTTAGACCTTGAATAATATTAAGGAGACTTTCCTTAAGATATTTTTGGGCCTTTGGATCTTCTTTAACTTCATGTGCTATTTGCATTGCTCTATAACCACCTTTAGAATTCATAAAATGTTCATAAATGGCTGTAGGATATGCTCCTGGCGCACTTGGCTGTGCTACTACGTCGACTGTAATAATTTCAAAATCTGACACTTCGCCAGTTCTATCATCAACGTTGCCGCTACCTCTGCTAGAAACACCTAGTTTAACACCAGACTCTAGCATGGTACGGACTAAATTCCCCATTGGTGTAGGCAAGATTTTAAACTTGCCGTAACCATTTGGACCGTCCATCCACATATCTGTAATCATATGGGAAACACGGTCCAAGTTTACTTTTAAGTCATCTGGATGGTCAACTTCGCCTAATACGCTATAACCATTTTTCATCTGATCAACCAACGTTTTGACAGCATTGCCAATTTGTTCTACAGGATAAACACGCTGATTTGCGTTGCGTATCCCACCTTGAATGCAAATACCTTTTAAATAAAGGCTTTTGCCATCCTTATCGTCGGATTCAACAATACAACGTGCTTGATCGAAGCTTAGGTTTTCACGTAATAAAAAGCTCATTAACTTTTCCTAATTACTTGGCGTGGCTTGGAGCTAGTGGGCTCTTGGTATTACCCGCGCTTTCTCCGCTACCTTTTTTCTCAGCGCCATGACCTTTGCTGTCTTTGCTGAAAAACTGTTTAGCATTGGTGCCGCCTGGAACATTAACATTACCTGCGTTATCTTCCTTTGCATTTGGGTTTAGTAGGCCACCTTTAACACCACCCTTTTCATCACCAGATCCTAATTTAAATGCTGTGCCGCCCATACGGTTTTCGCCTGCTACTGGACTTTTAGCACTTACATTCTTTTCACCAGCGCCTTTCTTCTCTGCGCCGTGACCATCACTTACTTTTTCAGTGTATTCACGAATCATGAACTCATCTTTCTGTTCATCGTCGTCTTCACCTTCTTCACCTTCTTCACCTTCTTCATCGCCCATATCGTCCATGCCTTCTTCGCCAGACATTAGAGCTTCAAATTCTGCTTTTAGTTCTGCTAGAGCGTCTTCTAGGTCATCGATACGTGCATCTGTATCACCTTCTTCACCTTCGTCACCAAACTCGTCGCCCATGTCGTCCATTCCGTCCATGTCGCCCATGTCGTCAGCTTCCATGTCACCAACTAAATCGTCAGTTTCATCTTCAACTGCGCCACCAATTTCGATCACGCTTTCTTCTTCCATACCAAAACTTTCTTCAGTTTTGTCTTGTTTATTTTTTTCATCTTCCTCGTCTTTTTTTGCTTCTTCTTCAGCAATTAGACTTTCATAAATGCCGCGGCTTTTTTCCACAACGATTTGATGGAAAAGCTCATTGGCCTTTTCAGTTTCTTCGTTAACTAGATAATCTAGTAATTGTTCAAATTTAGATTGCATTGCAAGGTCTCCTTAAATTTAGGCAAGGCTGTCGAGTATATTTACAGCGTAGATAATTTATATAGCAGAAATACGTCAAAAAGACGCATTTTTGACGTTAAATGTCAAATAATTTTTAATTTTATTGAGCAGGTTGAACTGGAGTTGCGTACTGAGCTTGTATTAATTCAGACTCCATTGCAAGTTCTGCCATGTGTGCTTCATAATTTTTACGCATTTGATTTATCTGTTTCAAAGACAAACGTGTCTTTCTTGTATCAGATAATTCAAGTTTGTGTTTATCGTCTTCTGGCTCATAGCGTTTATCCGCAATCATATCGGCGTCAAAATCATCTTCGCCTTTATAATCTTTATCAAAATAAATGAATTCACGTAAGAACATAGTAGTATTATTTATTGTGCAGGGGCAGGAGTTGCACTTGCACCCATAGATTCTGGGCCTCCAGCTGGTTCAGCTCCTGGTGGCGGCACAGCTGGATTTTCTTCTTCACCGCTTAATGAATCCATATCACCTTGTATACCACCTGGTGTAATGCCAATACCACGCATTTCTTGCCCTGGTGCTTGCGCTGTACCAGTGTCTCCAACAATGTTTTCTTGACGCCATAGCATTTCGTTTTCCTGCATTTCTTCTGCGCTTAGTCCTAAGAAACGCTTTAATGCAAATCGCTTGCTCATATAGGGTACTTCAGATACTGCTTGGAATGTACTTACACGCTGTCCATCAAGCTCAGTTTGACGATACGCGGCAAAGTTTTGTGGTGGATTGAACTTTAAATCAAAGATATTAGGATCAATATTAATGCCACTATTCTTTAGATATAGTTTAAATTCTAAGTCAAATGCTTCTGCAAAAAGACTTTGTAAACGTTCGCAATAGTAGTTAAAACGTAGTTCTTGAATATATGCTGTACCTACACGACCATCAGTAAAACTTGCATTTGAATCGTCTGGACCTGTTGGCAAGTAGCTACTTGGTATACGCAAAGCACGGAACAATTTGTTAGTAAAGAAGCGTAAATCTTCAATCTCACCCAAGTTTGAACCACCTTGTAATGTGTCAACACGACTACCACGACCCTCTGCTGTTTGAGGGAAGAAGTAATCTTCTGTAGTGCTTAGTGGATTAAAGCCACTGTCAATAACACTCTGTCCACCGCCTGTAATACTTGGGATACGGCGTTGATTAACTTCATTTTTAACACGTTCTACGAAACTCATAGCCATGTGACTTGGCATGTTACCAACGTCAATGTAGAAAATTCTACGTTCTGGGGCACGGACAACACGATATATAATGATCGCATCTTCCAATAACTCTTTTTGCTTGTAAACTTTAAAACACATTTCAAGCAGACTGTTGCCAAATGGGTAGTTGCTGTCAAGCCCTTCACTTAAACTTAAATGAATAACATGATTAGCATCAACTGCAACTTGATCTTGGCTGTGACTGAATCTACTGCCAGTTAATTGCGGATATCCACCAACCATACCACGTTGAAATCCGCCTCCAGTTACATAAGCCGCATTTCCTGGTGTTGCTCCTGGAGCATTTGGATTGATTTGTGTAACTGTTAATGTTTGTAAATTAATGTTTAGATCACGGATAACATACTGCTCTGGAATCTTACCTTCGCTTTCGTTAACAATAATTTTGTCAACTTTACTAGGATCAATGTAAATCCATTTTTGTGTTTCTGGGTCACGAACAAAGAAGCAGTCCCCGTATTTGTATAAATTACGTATTGTTTTAAAAATTCTAACATCAAATTGATTGAGTTTATACCACTGTTGTAGATACTTTTTGATTAATTTAATTTCGGTATTTGTTGCTTGTTCGTTATAACTTACAGTAAAACAAGTACCGTTATCTTTGTTTTTCTGTGTGCAAAATTCTGCTAAAATGTCTAGGGCCGCATTGACCTCACTGTCAGCATCCATGGTTTGATACTGCTGATAACGCTCTAATCTGTTAGGATGACCGCTGTAAACATCTGGAAGGAAACTGGAGTAATTACTACGATAAGCATTATACGCACTACCTTGTCCGCTTATAGGACTCATGGCTCCGCCTTGATTGTTAACTTTAACAGGTGTGAAATACTTTTTCCAAGCCATCCTTAATCCTTATTTTTGTAGGTTTTGTTTTAACATATCAGTTAATCTAGAAAATGCACCTTCTAAATTTTTTACAGCGGACATTGTTCCTTCATTTGCCGATTTCATAGCACCGTCCCACCAATCAGGTTTAACAAATGATACCACTGACACATTGTTATTTACCGTTCCTGCCACGGGCACTGCAACATTTTCTGCATTAACTCTAGGGACACTAACCTCTGTGTTTGTTCTTGTTTGAGTTTGAGCATTATCTTGATATTGCTTTAATATATTCTGTGCATCATTTCGAAGACTCGCACTGATTGTAGGATCAATAATTTGAACTTTAACCAATGATTCTCCATTATTTGTTTTTTCATCAATGATCCTAAATTGATCCTTTTTCAATCCAAAATCATTCATTAATGAATTAACTATAGCATCCTTAGTTAATTTTGCAGATTCGTCTAAATTCTTTCCTTCTAGTTCTTTAACTTTAAATCCTAATGCAGATTCTTTTGAGTTCTCACTTGTTATTAGACTAGGATCAGAAGTTGCCCTACCAGTTGATTTAAGTTGTTTCTGCAACATTGCTCCTAGAATAAGCGTTCCAGCTTGATTATCAGTGCCTTTAAGTGCTTCTGTGAGCTTTTTAATTAAATTATTGTTTACTGTTTCAGTGACATCAAGTTCGCGATTTTCCCCAGCCGCTGTTCTTGCATTGACAGTTAATCTATTTGACGCAGATTGATCTGAGGAAACTGGAGTATTGTTTGAATTTACAACAGCTTGATTTATTCCTACATTGAGTAATTTTTCAACCCATGCTTCCATTTCATTAATACCTTTGTTCATGATATCATCAGGGATTTCTATGTTAATTCCGTATGATTCTAACATTTGATTAAAATACTTTCTAGCTGATTGTAAAGTATTCCCGCCTGCTTCTAAACCTAAATCAGCTAATTTTAATGAAGATGTTGCTATGGCTAGTCCAAGTCTGTTTAGTTGTCTATTAACTCCAGCAGTTGTGTGAGCTAATTTAATTTGATTATTTTGTAATTGTGTAAAGGAATCTAATGTTTTACCGTCAGGACTCAAGTTATCTTTTAAATTTGAAATAATTTTTTTCAATTCTTCTGGTTTAGCATCTCTAAGACCAGTTATCATCAATAGTTGTTGTTCTAAAAATTTTGCCTGTGCTTCCATACCTGGCGTCGCTCTATATGCATCAACATCTCTTCTCATTATTTGTATAGCTTCTTCAGAAATATTTTTTGTAGCAGCCAATAGACCAGATTTATTAAGTGCTTCTTCTACATTACCGCCATTACGTGCTAGGATATCTACAAAACTATCTATTTCATTACCTATTCCTGTAAAACTTTTTAAAGATTCAAACAAGGCTGCTTCCGCAGTTGTTGCTTCACCCTTTCTACTTTTCATCACAGCTATGGCAATTTCAGCACTACCAGTCATACTTTGTAAAAAATTAGTAGCAGCCTTTTCGCCGTCATTCAAAGTTCTCATAAAAAGCCTATTGGTGATCTGTTGATTTGCCTTAGCCATTTCTTCCATCATTGCTCTACTATTGGAACCTATCGCTGTGGCAAATATATTCAACTCTCTAGTAGATCTCAACATAGATTGACCAAATGCTTTGTAATCGTTACCATATCGTTTCATTACGTCACCAAAACCACCAGATGCTTCGGCAGCTAGTAACATTTGTTCTGTTACTTTTTGCGGTGCAATGCCAAGACGACCAAATTGATTGATCAAATCAGGTGTTACTTCTTTAAATACATTTCTTAAATTTTTAAGTCCACCACTAACTGATGTTGACCCAATTTTTAAACTAAAACCAAATTTATCAACCAGTTCAGTGACACCGCGCACATCAGTACCTAGTTCAGTGGCTTGTACGCCTAAATTACTAAATTCTTCAGAAGTTGCTGCGCCTACTTGTACCATTCTACTGTAAGCATTCTGTTGTTCCTGTAGCATTGCAACAGATTCAGAAGCAAATCCAAAGAATTTGGCTAATGCACTACTTTCTTTTCTAAGTTCTCCTGCTATCGTACTAAAAGTAAAGCTGACATTTTCAATATTAGATTCAAGCCCTCGAACTATCTTGTAAGCACCTGTGCCCACTCCTTTGAATATTTCTGCAATATCCTTCATAGATTTTGCAGTATTGGCCAAGCGATCTGCCGCTGATGATATTCTTCTCTTATTGTCTTTATCAACGTTACTGTCAGTTATTTTGCTTTTAGTCAGTACGTCAAAAATGGCTTCAAGGGTGTCTTCCGTTGCCATGTTGCGCAACGTAACATTTTCACTACCAATATTACCTGTTACTGATCCAGCCATTAAAATTCTCCTAGAAAACTGCGTATATAAATATTAACCTATACTATATTTATTGGAGTTACACATCGTGGAAAACAGCAAAAATCCCCTAACCGCATTTATGCGTAGGCCTAAAATCTTTCTAAGATTGCCTAGCAAAGGACATTATTGGTCTGAAGGTAGCATTGAAATCAATGAGCAGAATGAGTACGAAGTCTATGCTATGACTGTCAAAGATGAATTGTTGTTGAAGACTCCTGATGCTCTACTCAATGGGTATGCCACAGTAGCAGTAGTACAGAGTTGTATACCTTCTATCAAAGATGCTTGGCAAATGCCCAGTGTTGATTTAGATGCTATCTTAATAGCCATTAGAATAGCTAGTTTTGGTGAAAAAGTCAATTTAGACATTGCTATACCTGGTACCAGTGAAACAGAACCTTACGAGATTGATCTAAGACCGATGCTAGACAATGTTATAGATAACGTAGTATGGGACCCAGTGATTAAGGTCAATGAAGATATCACAGTGCATATTAAACCAATTAGTTATAGGAACTTAACACAGGCTAATATAGTAAGTTTTGAAGCAGAACGTATACTAAGACAACTAATTAATCCAGAAATATCAGAAGATCTAAAAGTACAGTTAATGAATCAAGCTGCCGAAAAACTAGCCGACGCTAACGTCATACAGGTTGTTAACGGTATTGAACGTATTGACACTACCAATGGTAGTACTGATGATTTTGAATATATTAGGGAGTTTTTAAACAACAGTGAACCCACTGTATTTAAAGCTATTAGCAAACGATATAGAGAGCTCAATGAAAAGAACACGTATTCAGAACTTACAGTACAAACTCCGCCTAAATATATAGAACAAGGTGTACCACCAACTATTACTACTAAATTTGAATTAGACTACGCAAGTTTTTTCGAATGAGGCTTTTGTCCATGACAATGCCCGAAATTCTCGAGTTTACAGACAAACTTGAGGCACAGGCAAAGGCCTTAACTAAAGAAGCATTCAGGGTAAGTTGGCACATGCGAGGTGCTATTAATTTAGATCAAACCTACGCACTGAGCTCTGAACAATTAGATATCCTACAAGATATAATCAAAGAGAATTTTGAATTTACAAAAGAAACTAAAATGCCTTTTATCTAAGTCATAAGTTTCCTTAAAGTATAGTGGTATTATTAAATGAGCTAACGCTCATTTGTTCGTTACTTCGTAACTCACATTTTATTTCATTTGATTAAGAAGAATAACTGCGAAGCAGTTGTTAATACTCATCTAGATAGAACGTCCACACTTCGCCCGTTGCCGGGCAAAGAAAGAAAGTTCTCATCTGAGTATCACAATCCACTTAGTGTTATGGCATTACAGAGGCGGTCAGCCTGTACCTCGAGCCACGTCTTATTCTGACGGCATACTATACATAATACACTAACATTCTGTATAGCACTGGGAATCACGTTGATGTTCCCATCCTTTGGCCTATTTTTAACTCCATTCAAACAGCAAAATCGTAGGTCTTAACGATCGTCGTCCTGTTAAGGATAGTCGCTGAGTACTTTTTGTGGCAAAAAGATTTCCGTCCCCCACCATTCCGTAGGATTCTTTGGCGCACGAACTTAGCCTGCGCGAGCTGTAACCACTGATAAGCCTTAGGATTTTAGTATGTGAGAGCCATGGACACGGACTTGTATATGTCCGTTATAGTAATCATCTGATTCTAATACCTGCCTTAAAAATTGCTCTTTTGCTTCTAGATATGATGTTTGTGATTTACTGTCACAATAATGCAGTATTTCTCTTTTGAAATTTTCTTTGCCTAATTTTTCTATGTCTGCTGTAAGATTTGGACTTGAGCCATAATATTCTTGCCAATCGCTGTCTATTTTACTTCTGATTTTCTTTTTCTTTTTAGTGCCGTTTTTTAATTTTATTACGCGATATGTCGTTTTGCTAAATTTGGCTAGTTTCTTACCAATGTATTTTCTACCTGTTAGAATGTTGGTTATGATATAAACAAAACCCACACAATCTTCAGGTAGTTCTGTAACTACATTGCCTTGATACTCCCAAGTCATTTATTTTTAACATTTCCAATTTCTTGCTTGATACGTCGACGTTCACGGTCCAAAAGATCTACTCGCTTGATTAGTTGTTGCATCATTTTTTCTAATTGAGCAATTTGTTTTTGTAGTTCTTTAACTTGTGATACGTCGACTGTTTGGGACATTACGCTGCCTTTTTTGCTTCTACTCTGGCGTTCTTTTCTGCGGTGATCTCGTTTCTTCGAGCTTTGACTGCTTTCGCTAGTTCTGCTAGAGCCTTCCGTGCTCTAGTGCCAGCGGCGTTATTGCCCTTAACAAACTTTTCGTCTTCTGCTTTCCACTGTGTCAATGTGTCTTCAATTAATTTAATAGTATCACTCATAAAATTTCCTTTAGAATTTGTTAATTGCTCAGTACTTAATCTTCTGTAGGTCGAACAGGTCGTTCTTTTGGCTTTGCTTTCCTTGGAACGCTGCCTTTTTCCCTATATATTTTTTTGTACTCTTTTCTCTTTTCATTTTGTATTTCTTGGACGCCCTTCATCATGTCTCTACAAACAGCAACAAATTCTTTCAATGTTTTTCTATAGACAATCCCTGACTTTACGGTATTATTAGAAAGCCAGTCTTCTCTACAGTTGTAATATTTTACAATCAAATCTAAAAATTTGTCGTGTTCCTTTTGTAGCATTTATGCGGGTTGCTCCACAACATCAGCATCGTTTGAGTAACTGGTAAAACCATTCTCTTTGATTACTCTAAGGATACTGTTTACACGCCCAGCCAATTCGTCCTTGTGACTAATTAGATAGATATTTTTATCACGTTCTCTAGCCATCTTCTTCAGTATTCCGAGACCTGCTTCTACACCAGCGGCATCCATGCCAGCATCAATTAATTCGTCAATAAACAACAAATTAATGGGCTGATATAAGCTCTCCCAAACGTCTCTAAATGCCCAAGATAGACTTAAAATTAGTCTATTTCGTTCACCTCTACTGAGATTATCAAAGTCTAAGTCCTGTCCAAGTTGTGTGATTTCGACGTTTAAATCGTTCAAAAATTTCACTTGATGCGGCAATCCGCTCTTGGCTAGGTAATAACTTAGGCGTTTATTTAAGTATGCTAAATTCTGATCAATGATTTTCTTACGAATAAAGCTATCTTTATTGGTTAATAACTTATGTAGGAAATCCATATGATCTTTTACCCCAGTTAAATCATTAACTGTATCCCATGATATTTCTTGTATGGCTGTTTTTTTAAGTTCTTCTACTTGTTCTGTATAAGGGTTCAATTCTATTTGTCTTGCTGATAGAGCAGTTTCTAATGACTCTACATTATTTCTGTGATTGTATGCTTCTTCAGCGGTGTCGTAATATGTAGAAGGCCTACCGTTAATTTCACCAATCTCTTTTAGCTCTGCTAAAACTGACATTAGATCGGTATTGACTTTTTCTAAATATGTTATGGAATCAGTTAGATTTTTTTCTGCAACCTTACGCATTTCTTCATGCTTGTGATCGTGCAACTCTTGCTCACAAGCAGGACATTTATTTTCATCTAAATGTTCAAGCTCTGCGGTATATTTGTTTACTGCTTTATCAGCTTGGTAAACAGCAGTCTCTAAGGTTGCTTTTTGTTTGTTTAAGGATTTAACCTTAGCAGATTTTTCATCATATTCTTTTAGCTGAGTATGCTTTGTAATTTCTGCCTCGATATCAACAGAGCGCAATTCTCGAATCGCTTTTTCGAATCCTGCGATGTCTTGCTCTCTTTTTGTTTCCCAGGCTTTGCTTTTAGTAATGAGGCTATCGATTGATTGTTGGACTTTTTCATTGCTACTCCTTATGCTTTCAATTTTAAAAGTTTCTGCTTGAATTTGGTCTTTAATGTCTTTAACTTGAAGTTTAAGTAATTCTGCTTTCTCACTCAATAATGTTATGCCAAGTAGTTGCTCAATGACTTCTCTTTGATCATTGGCTCTCATACTTAAAAATGGTTCAGTATAAGTGTTCAAAGCAACTAGGTGCTTGAACATAGTTTGACTCATTCCTAACAATGTCTCAATGGATTTTTGTGTTTCTCTACTGTCGCCTTGTGCCTCGTCGTCAGCATTGTCGCCTGTCTTTTGTTCTACATGATCTATGTAAAATTTTAAAAAATTTGGTTTACGACCACGTTCTATCTTGTAACTGCGCCCATTGTTGTCAAATTCTACAGTGACAACCATGTTCTTACCATTAGTCTTGTTGATCAAATTTTCTTTTTTGATTTTAGTTAATGCTTCACCATACAATGCGTAGCACAGGGCATTAACAATAGTAGTTTTTCCTGTGCCGTTTCGACTACCGCTGTCGTCGCCGCCTAAGTCTAAGTTTTCACCCAGCACAAGAGTCAAATGATTTTTATCAAAATCTACTGCTTGAGTTTGGTTGCCCACACTCATGAAGTTTTTTACTGTTATATTTTTTATTTTAAACATGAAGTCCGTTGTAGATTGCCAAAAGTGTATTTGTATTGTATGTTCCAGTCTCTAAGGCCAAAATCTGTTCTGCTACAATTTGGTCAACGCTTTCAAATTTTGCATCTGTAGCTTCTTCAATTAGTCCTTCTAAGTTATCTTTTTCAGTGATTAGACTAAGTTCCCTAATATCGAACTCATTCATGAAAGTTTCTTTAATAAAGTTTGCTTCTTCAAACGTGATGTCGATATCAAGGGTTACCCTCAAATACATTTTGCTCTTCATTATACTGTCTTTTTCATCTAAAAGTCTACTGAGTTTGACAGTTCGATATTTAGGGCAATCAGGCCAATCAATATATTGAGGAGTTTTATCCCATTCTAAAATCATCATACCACGTGCATCGTCCCAACTATCTGCATAGTTGTGTGGGAAGGCATTACCAATATAATGTATCTTGTCTTGATTTTGACGTTTGTGGAAATGTCCACTAAAAACATAATCTTGGTGTTTAAAATGTGTAGCCTGTAACTCGCCGTGATCTGGCATCTGTACCATTGCATTCATGTAGAATAATGGAAGTTCAAAGTGACCGAAGATATAACGACTTTTGATCTTTTCCATTCGTTTCCACTCGTCGCCAACAAGCCAAGGAAGTATAGTAACATTTCCTTCTGTAAATTCATGATTTACCATATTGATATTAGGAAATAGTCTGCCGTACTCTAAACTGTGAAGATCACGTTTGTCTTTATAATACTGGTCGTGGTTGCCTGTAATAATATGTACAACATCAAATGCAGAATTTAATTTTTCTAACGCTCTAACAGTATAATTCATAGTACTAACATCTGTAGTGCTACGATTATGATGCCAGTCACCTAAGAAAATACAAGTTTCTGCACCTTCTTTTTTGGCAGTGTCAATAAACCAATCAACAAATGCCATGCAATCTTCATTGTGTGTTTTACTATTACTTTTTAATCCAAAATGTATGTCTGTAAAACAGGCAGCTTTTTTAAATAGGTTGCTCATCAAACCTCCTCATCAGGGTCTTCGTCACTTTTTGCTTGTCTCATACCTTTATATAAGGCAGCTTGTCTTGCAGTTTCTTCTGCATATTCTTGTTGATTTTGTCTAGTGAAGCTTGGTGTCAACCCGTTTTGTTCTAACATATCGTCTCGAATATTTTGATTTCTTTTTTCAATATTAAGAACACGGGTAAAACTGTTAGTGACTGCGGCAGTATAGTAAGCAAATGGATTTTCTGATTTAGATTCGTCAAACTGCAAACCAATTTGACTGAGTTGAAGAATCGCTTGCCCCTTCATTTCGTCAACGTAAGTATATCCTCGCCAGTTGCTTCGCTGGGCATATCGTTCTGCCAGCATTAAAAACATACGCCCTAGTTCTTCTGTAATTCGACCGTGCTCCTTATTAAAAATTCCATTCTTTAAATCGCCTTTCCAATGGCTTTTCCCCACACATATTAAGTTGTCTTTGTTATCAAATGCCCAGTGTTGATATGGTGGAAAGTTACAACGCTCGTGTGCATCAGCAGTTGATTTGACAGTTTTCTTACGACCAGGCGCAAGAGGAATATGTTCGTGTGTCATTATTCTAAACACTACATCTTCTTTTGGTACTTTCCTATAATCTATTACACAGTCTACTAATTTTACATCCTTAATTCCTGCTGCCTTTTTAGATGCGTATAGTTGTTGCCCCAATCTCTTCGCTCGATTCTTTTTTGCTTGAGCAACAGTCCTAATATTGATTTTATCTAAACCGCCTAGGATAAGATCGTAATCCTCATATTTCTTGTCTAGAAATGAACCGTAGGTATTCTTGCTTCTGTGGATCTGTAGTAATAGATCCTTATTATTCAAATATTTGTTGCGCTTCGTAGTTGTTGCAGTCGTTATTGTCATTATTATTATAGACTCCTATTCCTTATATTATAAACTACGCACTTAATTTTGTCAAATAAATATGTTGGGAGATTAAACAAAATGGGTGATATAGTCGACAGTTTAACAAATGGTCTTGCACAGTTTCAAGATACCTTTCCGCCACAGGTATACGGTACAAATTTGATACAGCAGGCTGCGAACGGTAGAATTACTGGTACAACCTTTAAGATTGGTTTTGCAAGGTTGGGCACAGAGTCCAGCATTAAAAATAGAGTATATCTAAGTATACCTAGAAAATACTGGGCCGCCGGAACAAAATTACAAATGCTAGGTAATGATAAATTAGGTTGGGGAGGCATTTATTTCCCGGTGACTCCTTCAATCAAGCAAGACATCAAAGCTAATTGGGTAGCATCTACCCTTCAGCATAATAATTATCAAGTTTACTCTTTCTCTAATGGTGATGTTGGAACCATACAAGTGTCAGGACAATTTCCAGTACAGTCACAACAAGAAGCATATTATTATGTAGCCACACTGAATGCACTTAGAGCAATCACTAAAATGCAGACGGGTAATGACAGTGTACCAGGAGCCCCACCTCCTATATGTAGGTTTAATGCTTATGGTACAGACATTTATGAAAATGTTCCAGTAGTAGTAGGTAGTTATAGTGTAGATCTTCCATCTGATGTGGACTATACCACAGGATTTAGTTTTGATGGAATTGAAAATAAAGTTCCAACAATGAGTACAATATCAATGACATTAATACCTGTATACAGCAGAGCAGAAATGTCTAGATTTGGAGTTGACGCATTCCTTAATAGTCAATTACCAAGAAGAGGTTATCTATGATAAACGCACAATATTCAAATTATTCTCCTTATCGAGATACTGAATTTAATGGATATTATTTAGATATTTGGACACCTAGAGCAGTGCCCGCACTTGACGATGATGTCATGGTAGAATTACCAAGTCAATATCAACACAGACCAGACCTGCTTGCAAATGATGCATATGGTGATCCTAGACTTTGGTGGGTGTTTGCAGTTAGAAATCCCAACGTTATTAAAGACCCAATATATGATTTAGTATCAGGATTAAAAATTTACATTCCACAAAAACAAAAATTATTAACATTATTAGGCGCAGGAAAAACATGATAACTAGAAACAATTTAGATATTGGACAAGTAATATCAAATGCTAAAAGAGATTTTCTAAATACAATGGTATTTGGTAATCCTTTTCCTGCCAATAATATACTACATCAATACCGTACTTTTAATTATAGAGTTACTTTAGCTGTAGTATCTGCTCAAGAGAAGAAAACTCAATCTTATAAAACAAATGGATTTGATTATATAGTATTCCAAAGTCACGGCAAAAACGTTGACGGAATCACACCTAGCGGTAGCGAAACACTTAATAAATTGCAATCTTTTGTTAATATGGTTGCTTATGGTAATAGAAATAAATTTGATTTTTATTTAGAAGATCTTTATATTAGAAGCTCTATGTCATCTGGCGGCAGAGATTGGGGAACACAGATCAAATTAAAAATTGTAGAACCATATAGTATGGATACATTTCTAACATCTATTATGACTGGTCTTGCTGCCAAAGGATATTATACACTTGATAAAAATGCCGCATTCGTATTAAAAATTGATTTTGTAGGGTACAGAGAAAATTCAGAAGAGCCAGAAGTAGTACCATATTCTACTAGATATTATACGTTAGCGGTAGTATCTTTAACAGCAAGTTTGACTAGTGAAGGAACCAAGTACGAACTAACAGCAATGCCAACAAGTGAGGTTGCTAAATTAGATGACGTTAACATTATACCAGAGTCAATTAAGTTAAAAGGTAAAACAGTTGGAGATATGATAGCGTCATTACAAAATGCTTTAAATGGTATAGGAGAATCTAAGAAAAAAGATTCTGACATTGTTCCTACTAAAGTTGAAATTTTATTTGTTGATGATCAAAATAATCCCGTTGATGAAAATTCAGAAATAGTTACTGGTAAAATAAAAGGTACTAGGATGTTTGACTCGGCTCAAGATTCTGGTGTTAGAGAATTTTTAAAAGACAAAAGTTTATACAAAGTGTCTAGATCAATTGGAGAAAGAACAGGAGCAGACAACGCAGAACAACCAGAAATTACACTAACTCTTGACGGAAGAATGGGTATATTAACAATGATCGATAGCATTATTGTTGACAGTTATTATCTAGTAGATAAAGTAAAAAAGAAATTTGAAGGCGAATATAATAAAGAAGATGGACAGTTGGATTGGTGGAGAATTATTCCTGAAGTTGAAAATGGAGAATGGATACCAGAATTATCGACCTTTCAAAAAATAATCACTTATTATATTGTTCCAAGAAAAGTTCATTATACTAAATTGACAAGTATTTTTGTCCCTTCATTTATCGCTCCTGCTAAAGATTATGAAAAACTAACAGCGAGGATTTACGAATGGAACTACACAGGCAATAACAAAGATATAACGTCACTCAATATTAATTTCAATCAATTGTGGACTAAACTAATAACTCCAAATTATGGTAAAAAGCCAGAGACACAGGGTTCTTCAAATCCGTCTAAAACTGAAGACGGAAATGTAGTGAAAGCACCTACCGGAGTTGTTGCTTTTAGAACAAACACTCCTGTTGGTTCTACTACAGCCTTTACACCTACAGGCGGCTCTGCAAAACAAGATCAAGTGAGGTCAGGATCAGAGACTAATCCACTTTTTGATATTTCAAGAGATATTAGTAAAATTATTAATAATCCATATGAACAAGTAATGTTGAATTTAGAAATATTAGGAGATCCAATGTGGTTAGGCACACAATATATTGATAAAGCTGCCAAAGTGAGTACTAGTCCAGAAGGTGGGTTGTTTACTGTTGACGGTGGTATAGCAATAAGAACAGTGGATCCAGTGATTAGGGTTTTATGTTATGCGCCTACTGATGTAAACAACGATGGTTTTATTGCGGCTAATGAAGGCGAATCAAGAAGATTAGCTTCGTATAGCGCACATTATACTGTAATAGAAATTGAATCTTTCTTTCAAAATGGCACGTTCAAGCAAAAATTAAAAGGCAATAGAAATACACAACAAGATATGGCATTATTAGCACAGTTAGACTCGTTGAATACGGGCGACAGATTTAGTGAACAAAAAATTGATTTAAGTATTAGAAGATAAAGGATTTAAGATGACAGTAGCAAGTGCTCCAACAAATTGGTTTAGGATAGAAAAAGATACAACTGGCGGGCTGTACGCCAAATCTCTACAGGGTGGCACACCTGGACGATTTATTAATTTTTCTTTACAAGCCGATGGTACGTTTGGAATTAATATTAGCGGATCACTTAGTGCGATACCACAATTAGCTCAAGTATCTGCAATTATACAAGGAATTTTAGGTATTTTTGGACTAAGCAATTCGCCTGCTGATCCAACACCACAACCAAAATATATTACAATAGATGCAGGAGTTTCATTGGCAACTTTATTTGGTGCTAGTCAAGGAATTAATTTTTTATTACAAGTGTTAAGAGGAAAAATAAATGCTATTAAAAATTATGTCAAATCAGCAGTTTCAAGCATTGAAAATTTATTCAAATGTTTTTTAAAAAATCCTTTGTTGGCAGCATCGTTGATTGCAAAATTAATTAGACAAGGATGGATATCATTGCCACCGCCAGTTAAGGCAGCACTAGAACAAGTTAGAGATCTAATCAACAAAACTATTGGTTTGAATATTTTAATTAATAATCCCTTAACTCAGTTCCTAGCAAAGTTAAGAGAATATTTGCAGTATAAGTTCCCTCCACCAATATTATTGCCTTACATACCTTTTATTCCAGGATGTACTGATGGTTTTTATTCTGGAAGACCGCCTGCGGCTTTTATTGGTAATGATCCTATTAATGCAGATGTTGACCCTCAAACAATTACTGTTCCCGGTGGATTTTTTTCACAAATAGATTTGCAAGTTCCAACAATTACTATTCCATTTGGTCCAGGAACAACACCAAATTTGGCGTTAACTGATGATCAAATAACTAATTTACTAGGAACATACAACCCATATAATTTATATACTTCTGGCGTAGCATCAGTTGAATTAGATCAGGATCTAAACATTACTAACTTCCCAACAGTCACACAAACAAATTCTTCAGTTAGACAAGTACAAGATAGGTTGATAACAGCAAGTTCAAAAGTCGTTAATGACATAACAGTACTCAGTAAGGATATTAGCAGGGCAGGTTTAATACCTAGAACCAATCCTTTAGATGATCTTCTATGTAAGCCAGGAGAATATCAGTCATGAGTTCAAAAGAGTTAGGGGTATCGTCTGAATTACCTAATAGTGAAATACGTGACCTAATAGGTAAACAAGGTCCAGTAATTGCTGAGGTAGTTGACATTCTTGATGGCGGAAAAATGGGCGCACTAAAGGTTGTGCTATATAGAGGAGCAGTTAAAGGTAAAAAACAAGCTGATTTGGTAGAATATACTGCTGAGTATTTGCCATCATTTTTTGGATATACTCCTTATGATGCCATGGACCCAAACAATAGAGATTGGAAGAGCACACAGTCAAGCTATGGCATGTGGTTTGTGCCTCCAGATGTTGGTACCAAGGTTGTTGTAATATTCATTGAAAACAATACTGCAAATAGATGTTTTTGGATTGGATGTGTTCCTGAAGGCGGAATCAATCATATGGTGCCAGGACTTGCGGCATCTAAAGCAGTAGAGTTAACCCCACAAGAAAAAACTAAAATTGGTACAGACAATGTTCCAGTTATGGAAGTTAATAGAAGAATTAGAGATCAAAGATTAGATTCAGTTGATGCAGTTAAAAGACCAATACATCCTTTTGCGCTAAGACTGGCAACACAGGGCTTATTAAAAGATCCTATTCGAGGAATTACAACCAGCAGTGCTCGTCGAGACGCTATCAGTAATGTTTATGGAATTTCAACACCAGGACCTGTTAGAGTTAAAGGCAAGTCGTATTCAGTAGGCCCAGAAAATCAAACATTTGACGTTTATACTGAAAGAGAAGGTGGCACACAATTTGTCATGGATGATGGATACATTGGTAAAGATGAAAAAACAAAAAAAGAGGGTATATTAGACGAGCATGTTAGGATTAGAACTAGAACTGGTCATCAAATATTATTACATAATAGTGCAGATTTAATTTATATTTGTAATAGTAAGGGAACTGCATGGATGGAGTTTACCAGTGACGGTAAAATTGACATCTTTGCCGCAGATAGTGTTAGTATTCATACAGAGTTTGATTTTAACTTCCGTGCAGATAGAAATATTAACATGGAAGCAGGTAACAATGTTAATATTGTTGCCACTAGGGGTTCATTACATTTAGAAGCAGGGGGCATAGTAGAAGGATATGCAGGACTTGATTGTAATTTTTCTGCCAAGAGCCATGTTAACTTAAATTGTGGAGGAAAAATTCGTCTTACCTCACAAGTAAATCCTTTAAACCCGTTAACTTCTGGTATTGATTTATATGCCTTAACTGGAAATATAAACATGTATGCGACCACAGATTTTAAAATGCAATCTTTATTAGAAATGAATATAAGATCTGGATTAGGATTAAGTGTCATTTCTGGAGCCGCAACAAATATACAAAGTATTGGTGAATTTGTTGTTGATACTGGTGGTGCAAACTATATTTCAGCAGGCGGCGCTAACGTCTTTAATGCAGGTGGTGCCCATATTGAGCGTGCCACACTGATAGATATGAACGGACCTACTCCAGCTCCAGAGTCTCTAAGTTCTGAAACTAATCTTCTTAATGCGTTAGAAGCACTGACAATCTTGCCGGAAGCTGCCACCGTTGCCCCAGTATTAGACACTTATGTATTACCTTACAGAGAAGCTGACAGGAACGCTACTGAGGGCATACAGAAAGGTTGGGAGAACAACAATTATTATCGTCAACCAGATATAAGAAGTATTATGTTGCGAGTGCCAACACATGAACCGTGGGATCATCATGAAAGTCTTGATCCAGAACAATTCAAACCTATAAAAACTGACAGAGATGGTAATGTAGCACAAAGCGTATAAGGATAGAATCATGCCTATTAAAAAATTAGTAATTAAACCAAATTCAAATCAAGTTTCAAACTATGGAATCTCAACAGTACATGTGTACAAAGGATTTAATAGTAATCGTCCAGGCCAAAATTTCAAAATGTACGACTTTGATTGTGTTAGACAAGATCTTTTAAATCAGTTCAATACTAGAAAAGGTGAGAGGGTTATGGATCCAACTTTTGGTACCATCATATGGGACGCAATTTTTGAACCATTAACTGAATCAACTAAGAATGCAATAACTGACGATATTAGAGAAATACTAAACAAAGAACCTAGAATAGAACCAGAAGCTGTTAAAGTGGACGAATATTCCAGCGGAATATTATTAGAAATAACAGTAAAGTATAGAGTAACCGATCAAAGGTCAAATATCAAATTATCTTTTGATAGAGATATTGGACTGATAGTTGATTAAACACGCAGATAATTTTTAAAATAAATATGGATATCGGAGATTGACCCACAATGGCTAGCACAGAACGACAAAACTCACTATTGGTTGCTGAAGATTGGACCAAAATTTATCAAACTTTTCAGAATGCTGACTTCAAATCCTACGACTTTGAAACTATTCGTAGGAGCATGATTGAGTATCTCCGTCAAAATTATCCTGAAAGTTTTAACGATTATATTGACAGTAGTGAATATGTAGCACTTATTGATATGATTGCCTTTTTGGCACAGAGTTTGAGCTTTAGAGTTGATTTAAATGCTAGAGAAAATTTTTTAGAAACTGCAACTAGAAGAGATAGTATATTAAAATTAGCCAAGTTAATCAGCTATAATCCAAAAAGAAATCAAACTTCAAACGGTCTACTAAAGGTAGTTTCTGTAAGTACAAGTGATAACATAATTGACTCAAATGGAACCAATCTTTCAAATAAAATTGTTGTTTGGAATGATGGAACTAATCCAGATTGGTATCAGCAGTTTACATTTGTAATGAACTCTGCAATGAGTTCTGCTACATTTGGCAGACCTAATTCAAGAAGAACAATAGATGGTATAGTTAATGAACAATATAATTTAAATGTTGTTTCTGCTGACGTTCCTGTTTTTGCTTTTTCTAAAACAGTCAGTGGAATTCCAATGAATTTTGAAATTGTCGGCTCTTCTATTATAGATAGATCAACTGTAGGAGAACAAGATCCAAAGATTGGTGCTAGTTTTGGTGTAATTTATAAAAATGATAACAAAGGAAGTGGCAGCAAAAATAGTGGATGGTTCGTGCAGTTTAAAGAAGGTACACTACAGAGTAGTGATTTTACAATAACAAACCCTATAGCTAATGAAGTTATTGGTGTTGATGTAGAAAATATTAATAATTCTGATATTTGGCTTTATGAATTAGATGCTAATGGCGATCTGTCTAACATGTGGACTAAATTAGATTCTGTTGGCGGAACCAGCGTCATTTATAACAGCATTAAAAACAAAACAAAAAATATCTATAGCGCATCAACTAGAGAGAATGACCAAGTTGACTTAAATTTTGGTGACGGCGTTTTTGGAAAACTACCATCTGGTAATTTTAGATTATATTATAGGACTAGTAACGGTCTTAGTTATATTGTTAGTCCGCAGGATATGAATAATATTCAAGTAAGAATGCCTTACTTGAACGGAGCAGGACAGTCTCAGACATTATCAATAGTTTTGAGTTTACAAGTAAGTGTATCAAATAGCTCACAGAGTGAAAGCAATCAAAGCATTAAACAAAATGCTCCTCAGATGTACTATACACAAAATAGAATGATAACAGGCGAAGATTATAATGTACTTCCTATTACAATTAATCAAGACATTGTTAAAGTAAAATCTATTAATAGGGTTTCTTCTGGAATTTCTAGATATTTTGAAATCAATGACCCAACAGGCAGATCAAGTTCAATAAATTTATTTTCAGATGACGGCTGCGTTTATCAAAATACGTACACCACAAGTTTTACTTTTAATTTTAATACAAAAAATGAAGTATATGGTATCGTTAAATCTAAAATTGAGCCACTAGTTTCTAAAGAAGAAGTTAGAGATTTTTATTATGAACTGTTTGAAAGAATTTTAACAGGTGACACCAATATTGTTTGGAATAATGTGTTTTCAGTGTCCAATCAAGCTACAGGATATTTCAAAGATTCAGTAACATCATTGGCAGTTTCTATAGGCCAATATACACAATCGCCACTAAGATATTTAAAATCTCAAGCATTAGTAAAATTTGTACCTCCTACGGGAAAATATTTTGCACCTAATAATACTTTAACCACAGTTAATAATAAGAACACTAAATCTTATATTTGGAGTGAAGTAGTTTATGTTTCTGGGGATGGTAGTAACTCTGGAAAAGGAACAGATGATAATGGTGTTGGTCTAGTATCTATATCAAATCCAGTTCCTGATGGCGCAATACCTTCAGAAATAATACCATTATTTGTTACAGACATACCATTTACCTTTGAAACAGAGATTGTTAATCAAATTACCTTAAGAAGAGATTTTGGAATTAGATACGACAGAGATTCAGCAGAGTGGAAAATTATTAATTCAAGTAATTTAGATTTAGACAGTGAATTTAGTTTAACTTATGCAGGCGATGTTAGTAATTTAAGACAGGATAGTAGTTGGCTTGTTGCTTTTAAGAGCGATGGAGAAAATTATATAACATATTACAGAGGACTTGAATACGTTTTCCAAAGTAACAAAAAGATAAGTTTTTATTTTAACGAGAGAGATAAACAGTTTAGCCAAAAATTAGGCGGAGAGTCTAAAGACAATATTAATATCTTGTCAGTTAACGAAGATTTAGAAACAGGAAATGTATTAGGAAAGGATTATCAGTTTGAAATCACTGGCATGATATCTAATGATGATGGTGTATACGATAATAATAGGGTTAAAATTAGTTTTTCTGATAAAACAGGAGATGGTATAGTTGATGATCCAGACTCTTTTGTTAATATAGTTAAACCGTTATTGATAGATCCTATAACAAATACTAGAAGTTCTTTTGTTTATATTAAAACAGTTGTACTTGATGGTCAAGTGTATAAAGAAATATTAGATTCAAATTCTGTTCTAACATTTGAAAGTGAATTAGACATTGTCAATCTAAGTTTATATTCTTCAGGACAATTATTTTATTTTTATTCTTCAGCAGAAAACATAATCAAAAGGTTAGATACAACTATTGGTCTTGTTGTAGAAACTGGAGTTGAGGCATTTATTGGAAGAAACAATATTAAATTCCAATACATTCACAATGCAGGTCAAGATTATAGGATTGATCCTTGTAAAACAAATATTATTGATATATTTTTATTAACCAAAACATATGATGATGCATTGAGATCATGGATATTATCACAACAAGATGATCCACCTGAGCCGCCAGACTCAACACAATTATATGAATTATACTCTGCTCCGTTAAACAACGTAAAAGCATTGAGTGATGAGATTGTTTTTCATCCTGCAAAGTACAAGTTACTGTTTGGTACGGGAGCAACAGAAGATTTACAAGCTAAATTTTATATAGTTAAGAATCCTTCTTCAACAGTAAATGACAATGACATTAAGAGTAGAGTTATAGTTGCTATCAATCAATATTTTGCACTTGAAAATTGGGATTTTGGAGATACTTTTAATTTTGGGGAGTTGAGTGCGTATGTTATCAAGTCATTGAGCCCTGATGTAGTAAACTTTTTGATAGTACCAACTGCACCAGAAAGATATTTTGGAAGTCTTTTCCAAGTATTTTGCCAGCCAGACGAAATATTTTTAAGCACTGCTGATGTCTCTGATTTAGAAATAATTAGCACAATCACATCTGGATTATTAAAAACAAATGGACCTATTGTAGTGTCTGCAAGTTAATGGATAAAAAATGAGTAAAAGAAAATCATTAGACCTATTACCAGTTATTTTTAGGACTGACGCGAACAACCGTTTTCTTTCTGGAACAATAGATCAATTAATACAACAACCTAAACTTAAAAAGATTGATGGCTTTATTGGCGAAAGAACCGTAACAAACTTCAACCCTGAAACTGATTCATACATCAATTCAAATTTAGAAAAATCTTTTAGAACAGATTATGAAGTAGAGCCAGGAATTGTAACTAGAAATGCCATTACTGACAATGTTGAATTTGCCAAATCATACGAAGACATTCTTAATAGTTTAAAATTTTATGGGTCTGATGTATCTAATCAAGATAGACTTTTTAAACAACAAAGCTATACTTGGAATCCACATATTGATATAGATAAATTTATCAATTATAGAAATTATGTTTGGATACCAGAAGGTCCTCCAACTATTTTGGTTATTGGTGATGAAAAAGTAACGAATACAACAGTTAAAGTTGGCATTGTTAGCGATGAAAATTCTGAATATTGGAATTTTAGTAGTGATTCAATCGCAGTCAATCCAACAATAACACTATATCGAGGTATGACTTATGTTTTTGATGTTGATACAGTAGATAATCCTTTTTATATCAAGACTAAGAGAACAAGTGGAAGTTTAGATTTAGTTGAAAATGTATTAAACAACGGAACTAACAAGGGAAATGTAGTATTTGAGGTAACTGACGATATACCCGCAACATTGTTTTACATCAGCGGAAAAGACAGTACAACTTTTGGAAAATTTTTAATAAGAAATAAAACTGAAAATACTGCACTAAATGTTGAAGAAGATATACTTGGAAAAAAGAATTACGAAGTAGTAGGAAAGTTTAAGTTAAGCAATGGCATGAAAATTAGATTTTCTAATGTTGTTATGCCAGAATCTTATAGAGAAAAAACATATATTGTAGAAGGTGTTGGCGAATCAATTACGCTGGTCGACTATGAATCATTAGTTACAATTGAAGGATATTCTTCTAAAGTTGAAAGTTCTTTTGATGAAACTTCTTTTGACGATTTGCCATTTGATCAAGTCAGCAATTATCCATTAACACCAGATTATATATTAATCAATAGATCTAGTAAAGATAAAAATCCTTGGTCTAGATACAATAGATGGTTTCACATTGATGTAGTTACTTTAAGCTCTGAAATTAACGGTGTTGAACCTAACTATGGAACTAGAGCAAGCAGACCTATCATTGAATTTCAACCAAATATTCGTCTTTATAATTTTTCATCACAAGCTAAAAGATATGTTGATTTTTTAGATACAAAAGTAACTGATGCATACAGCTCAGTTGAAGGATCTGTTGGATTCTTTGTGGATGGCATACAACTACAGAATGGAAATAGAGTAATCTTTACCGCAGAAAAAGATGCAAGTATAAGAAACAAAATATTTGAAGTAAAGTTTTTAGACATTGATGGCAATAAAAAATTGCATTTAGAACAAGTTATAGATAGTGATCCTTTAGAAAATCAAGGATTATTAGTATTGTCAGGCAATGAAAATGGCGGAACAACTTGGTTATACAAAAACGATGCATGGGTCCCTGCTCAAAGAAAAACAACATTGAATCAATCACCTTTGTTTGATTTATTTGATAATACAGGTAAGAGTTTTTCAGATTCCTCATATACCAATAACAATTTCAGTGGAACAAAATTGTTCGGTTATCAAATAGGAACAGGAATTAATGACAGTGTCTTGGGATTTCCTTTAAAATATGCCAACGTATCAAATGTAGGTGGTTATCTATTTGAAAATTTTATAGAAACAGAGTCATCAAGTTACTTTGATATTAATGGAACTTTAATCACTGTAGATTTTAAAGACGGATTTATTAAAGTTGATGATTCTAGATATGAAAATTTTTGGACATTAACCAATGCACCATCAATTCAAGAAATTATTGATCAACAAGTTGCAATGGGTGGCGAAGAATACTTAGAATTTAATAGTATTAATGTTAATACTCCAAAAAATGCAATTAGAGTTTTTAAAAATGGAACATTATTATCGCAAATAGATTATACAGTTTCTTCAGATGTAACATTTGACTCTTATTTTATTAATTTCAATGTACCCTTAATAAAAAATGATGTAATTACAATTAGATCATTGCCAGTATATGACAAAGGAATAGAAGGAAAATACGAAACTCCAATAAATTTAATTAACAACCCATTAAATGAAGTTCCTTTTACTGTCAGCTATGCAGAAATAAATGACCATGTTAACTCAATTTTATTAAATGCATCTAAAGCTATTGGAATAACAGTCAATAAAGACAATTTGAGAGATCTTCCTAATTTATATTCTTATGGCAGAAGATTTGTACAGCATCAAGGCCTTGTTTCAATGGCTGGCGCAATGCTATGCGATAAACAAATCAATTTTATCAGTTCTATTCGTTGGGCGGCTCTAGAATATCAACGATATAAAACTTTACTTCTGCAAAAGTTTGTTGATTTACCTTCTTATACTTCCATTTCTTCTGCATTAGATGATATCATCACAGATGTTAGTAAAGACAAAAACACCAAATCAACTTTCTACTATAGTGATATGGTACCTTATGGGTTGAATAAGAGAGATTATGAATATACAGTTAGAGACATCAATATTATATCTTATGCTTATGGATCTAAAATTTATAACTCTAAAGAATTAAACAATAATTCAATACTTGTTTATCTAAACAATGAGTTGTTAATAAAAGATAAAGATTATCATTTTGATACAGTTGAACCTTTGGTTACATTTGATAGGACTTTAACTTTAAATGACAAAGTTTTAATTAAATTCTATAACAACATCTACGGTTCTTGCATGCCATTCAGTCCTACTAAGTTAGGACTTTATCCTGCATTTATTCCAGAAATTTACAAAGATGAAACGTACTTAGAACCTACTGATGTGATTCAAGGACATGATGGGTCAATAACAGTTTGTTTTGGCGATGACAGAGATTTATTATTATTAGAATTAGAAACAAGGATTTATAATAATTTAAATTCTTTTTACGACAACAGAATTTTTGATGTAATTGATGTTGTCCCAGGAATTTTTAGAAGTAATAAAGAAGAATTAGTTCGAGTTAACAAAACTATTGAAGAAGAGTTCTTAAGATGGACTGGACTTTATAACATTGACTATGAAACAAACGAAAATGAAATCTATGGCGGTAATTTCAGCTATAATTTTATTAACTCTGTTGGAGAATTAAATCCAGAATCAGTTTTAAATGGATCATGGAGAAAGATATATAGATACTATTTTGATACGGATAGACCGCATTCTCATCCTTGGGAAATGCTGGGTTTCAGTATTAAGCCAGACTGGTGGGAGACCACATACGGACCAGCACCTTATAGTGCAGGTAATGATGTTTTGTGGAAAGATTTAGAAGATGGTTACATTAGAGATGGCAATAGAAAAGGTTATGATAGTAGATATAAAAGATTAGGCCTATCCAACATATTGCCTGTTGATTCTTACGGAAACTTAAAAGATCCATTTGATGTAAATGTTGTTAAGTATTTTGACTTTTCTCAAAGATATCAACAATGGAAGTTTGGCGATATGGGTCCTGCTGAGAGTTCTTGGAGAAGGAGCCATTTATATCCATTTGCTATTCAAATTGCTATGGCATTGAATCTTCCTGCAAAGTATCTAACTCTGTGCTTTGATACTTCTAGGAATACTTTTAATAATGCCAATCAAACAATATATAAAGACACGAACCAAAGAATATCTCCTAAAGATTTAAAAATTTATTCAGACTTTAACAAAGGATTTGTTTTTGCAACAGGCTATTCTCCTTATATAGTAGAATATCTAAGATTAAGAAATACTTCTCCTGCTACTACATTAAAAAATTATATCAATAATATCAAATCTAATTTAGTGTATAAATTAGGAGGGTTCGCCAGCAAGGACAAGTTTAATGTTGCATTGGAAACAGTTACCAGTTACAAAACAGTAGATAAAGTTTTTGTTCCACAGGAAAATTATCAATTATTTTTATCCACTGGCAATCCTATTAAAACACTTTCAATGTCAGGAATAATTGTTGAAAGGGGTACTACTGGATTCATTATTAAGGGTTATGATAATGTTAATCCTTATTTTAAAATTAATAAAGCAATTACCGCGCCAAATGATCCAGTTATTACAGTAGGAGGAACAACTGAATCCTTTATATACTGGGCACCAAATGCAAATATTACTGGTGGAAGTATAGTATCAGTTGGACAAAAGTATTATAGAGCAGTGTCAACCCATTTGACTAAAGAGTCTTTTGATCCAGCTCTATATTATCCTCTTCCATATCTTCCAACAATTGGTGGAATTGATGCAACAGTCCCATCAAATTTTGAAGATACTATTACGTTGATTCCTTATGGAACTATTTTAAAATCTTCTCAAGAGGTGTTTAATTTTATTCTAGGATATGGCAGCTATTTAGAATCTGAAGGATTTATTTTTGATAAAATCTTATCTGAGTTAGAAGTTGTTGCAGATTGGAAGTTAGCTGGAAAAGAATTCTTATTTTGGAGTGTACAAAATTGGGCTAATAATAGTGTTATTAGTTTAGCGCCTTTTGCAGATACTGTAAAGTTTTATAGTGAAAAATCAGTTGTAGAAGATATAAATGATTTATTTTATGATTATTCATTATTGAAATCAGATGGAAGTGCAATAGATAAAAACAGAATCAATATTGTCAGAGATGATAACACTTTCTTAATTGATACATCTAAAATTTCTAATGATGGAATATATTTTGTAAAAATAAATCTAGTACAAAAAGAACATATTGTTGTCTTTGACAACTTTACTATTTTTAATGATTTGATATATCAACCGTATTCTGGATATAGACAAAATAGGTTTAAGGTTTCTGGATATATTACTGATAATTGGACTGGTGATTTTTATATCCCAGGGTTCGTGTACGACAGCGCAAAAATAGAAGATTGGCAAGTGAATGTTGATTACAATATTGGTGATGTTGTTAAGTTTCAAACTAGATATTATCAGGCCAATACTAAATTACTTCCTGCAGAAACTTTTAATTATGAGAATTGGTCTGAGCTTGGGAAAGCTCCGGTGGCACAATTACTTCCTAATTTTGAATATAAAATAACACAGTTTGAAGATTTTTATAGTTTAGAAAGTGAAAATTTTGACGATAGCCAAAAAAAGTATGCACAAAAATTAATTGGCTATGTTCCTAGAAATTACTTGAACAGTCTAATTGTTGATGAAACAAGTCAATATAAGTTTTATCAAGGATTTATTAAAGAAAAAGGAACTGTTGCACCATTAGAAAAGTTTTCTGTAGCATCTAATCAAGCATTGGGATCACATTTATCTATACAAGAAGAGTGGGCGATTAGATTAGGAATGTTTGGTGGTGAGAATACTTATAAAGAAATAGAATTTTCTCTAGATCAAAATAAATTTAATCAAGATCCTCAATTATTTGAATTTGTATACGGCGAAAATGTTATAACTTCCCCTAGAAGCTATCCAGTAGATCAGTCAAGTCTGTTAATTAAACCCATTGACTTCAATGGTGCACCTTGGCCAACGTTAGACGTTAACAAAGAAAATGGAACCAGTTATCTACAATATCAAAAATTGCCAACTGCTGGTTATCCTAGAATTGATGATGTTACATTTACTGCTTTATATGAAAATAATATACTTTCTTTAGGCGCAAGCGGCTCTTTACAAGAAGGAGATACTGTTTGGGTTGCAATGGATAAAAGGGGAGATTGGAGTGTTAAAAGGTATACCAAATCTAGTTCTAAGATTATCAATTATCAAGTTGACAATGCAAACAATTTAATCCAATTTATAACCGATGTTGCACATAATTTAAAATTAAGAGATTTTATTTCAGTTGCTAGAATGCCAGATCCTTTGAATGGTGTATATGAAGTTATTGGAATTGACACTCCTAATACTTTTGTTGTAAGTACAACGTTTAATGATATTCCTGATTCTGAATCTATATTAGACGGATCTCTTTATTATTTCTTAAAAACTCGTTTTACTAATTTAGACGAATTAGCAAATATACCTGGAATAGCTCGTTGGAAGAACTGTGAATTTGTTTGGATTGATGATGATGAAACAGGCAATTGGTTAGTTTTAGAAAAAGAAAATTCTTCTATTCCTACCCCTTTGCGACCTTACAAAGAAGAAGCCAAACAATATTTTGGTCAAGCAGTAGCTATAGCACCAGTCACTAATATTTTTGCAGTTTCTGCAACTAATGTTGAAGGTGGTAGAATTTATGTTTATCGAAGAGAAGTTCTTGGATCAACTGACGTTCAATTAGATCAAAGTTATCTAGTAGAAGAAAATGTAAGCGATGTATTATCTGTTCAAACTCTTAAAGACGGAGTAATAGTTGAGGCTATGCCTAGAAACCACGGCGCCTCAATTGGTATTTGGGAAAACGAATCATTGTCTTTAAGGTATATTGTTACAGGAGCACCTAATGCTTCTGGGGTTAAATGGATATCATCTGGAGTTACATTTGAAAACGAACCAATCAAGAAACCAGTTGATTTTACCTATCAGTCAAGTGGAATTTTTGATGAAGGGTTAATAAAAATTGTAAAGTATGATGATCTTGGTGCAGAATTTGTAACTGATATTATATTAGCAAGCCCTAGTGCAGAAAGAGCATCAAATTTTGGTCATAAAGTAAAGATAGTTGGCAACACTAATCCTTTCATAATGGTTTCAGCACCAGGACAAGATTCAAAAACTGGCTCAACATTTATATACTACTTAGATAGCAACGAGGATTGGCAAGTTGTATTATTAAATAATCAACCTTTTGATTTTAGATCTAGAATTACACAAATTAATCAAGGATCTGAATTTGGTTGGGACATTGCATCATCCAGTGATGGGAATATCGTGGCAATTTCTGCTCCTTCTTATTTGAAAGATAGAACACAGGCGCATATTGGAGCAGTATTTGTTTTCCAAAAAGATGCTGTAAATTACACATATACTTTAAAACAATCTATATTTGCAGATGATTTTATTGAGCCAGGTGATTTATTATTAAAAGGTGTGTCAAAATCTTACTCTACTGTTGAAATAACACTTGTTTTTGATGCAACAGAATACACATTAACTAGAAATAGAGGAAATTTTATTCAAGATGGTTTTAGAACTGGACAAACAGTACAAGTTACTGGATCTAGATTTAATAATTTTGAATTTGTAATTGATGGAATTTCTACAACAACATTGACTTTTAAAGCCAATGAATTAATGGCTAATGAAAATGTTACCACACCTATTACAATTATTGGATTAGGTACTGCTAGAAAAGACAGATTTGGTGACAAAATTTCAATGACTTCAGATGGTAGCTTGTTATTAATTTCTAGCGATCATTCTTCACAAAACAAACTTGATGCAGGAATGGTATATGCTCTTAATAAAAATACTTCAGGACAATACGTATTAAATCAAAAAATATCATCTCCATCTGCTGAGCCAGGTGAGTTGTTTGGAAATAACATTGAAGTTAGCCCTGATGGAAAAATTTTATTAGTAACCGCTGCCGGAGGCGATCAAGCCTCAAATATGTACTTTGATTCATATATTGAAAGAATTATAAACGCACAAGAATTATATGGTTCTGAATATGTTTTAAATCCAAAATCTGCATTGAGACCTTTAAGGACTACATTTGATAGTGGTAGTACAAGGTTTGTTGATAAAGCACAAGATAGCGGACTAGTTTACCTGTATCAAAAATTAGGAAATTATTTTGTATTTGGAGAATCATTAGTTAGCGGTGATGCTTCTGATGCAGATGGGTATGGAACAGGCCTAGCCACAAACGGAAAATACTGTTTAGTTGGTGCTCCAAGATATGAATATAGAGTTGAAGGACAAGATGAAATCAACCCAAATATAACATCAGTAGTTACATATAGTGATGCAGGTACTGTTGTTTTCTTTGATAATAGCCCTAAAGATGATGGCTCCACTGACACTTGGTCTTGGTCAAAAGCTAGATATCAAGATAAAGGATTAGTGGATATAGACAAGATTAAAAAAGTAATCAGCTATAATACTGATACTTTGAATATTTTAGAAAATTACGAAATATATGATCCTGTTAAAGGAAAAATTCCCACCAAAGTTATTCAAGAAATAAAATATATTACTCCTTATGATCCTGCTGTTTATACTGTGGCAGTTAATGTAGGCAATAAAAATCGTGTTGATAATAAAACTACTTGGACTGCGGAGCACGTAGGAGAACTTTGGTTAGACACGAGTACATTGAGATATGTATGGTATGAGCAAGGATCTGCAGAATTTAGGATTAATAACTGGGGTAAATTGTTCCCAGGTGCTACTGTTGACGTCTATGAGTGGGTCAAGAGTGATTATAGACCAAGTGAATGGGCAACTTTAGCTGATACTGAAGATGGATTAGCTCAGGGTATTAGTGGCCAACCAAAAAATCCAGATAATACTGTAGTTTCTATTAATCAATATTTTGACCCTATCATTAATGATTTTGTAAACGTGTACTACTTCTGGGTTAGAAACAAAATAACCATTCCAGATTTGAATTTTAGATCAATTAGTTCTTTTGAATGTTCAAGAATTATAGAAGATCCAAAAACACAAGGTATTAAATATGCTTCCTTTTTAAGCCCAAGTAGTATTGCTCTAGCAAATACTAAGAAAGATCTCGATGCTAAAAAGATAAACATTGACATTTATTATAGAGATAGTGACGTTGAAATCAATCGTCATAGTCATTGGCAGTTAATTAACGAGAATAACAAATATGCTGTGTTAGATCCAATGATTGAACTCAAGTTATTTGATAGTTTGGTAGGGCAAGATCAATTAGGAAACTCAGTTCCTGATCCAAGATTGTCTCCAAAGATGCGCTATGGCATTTTAAACAATCCAAGACAAAGTTGGTTTGTCAATAGAGAAAAGGCTTTAAAAACTTTATTGGTATTTGTTAATAACATTTTACTAAAGAATGATGTAGTAGGCAAAGTTAATTTAGATAATTTAGATGATTATGATGCTGTGCCTTTAGAAAGTTACGGTTATTACGATGAAATAGTAGAGTCAAAGGCAGACTTGTCTTCTATTGGAACTGCTGGTAAAATTGCAGGAGAATTAGAAGCAGAAATAATTAATGGAAGATTAGTCAATGTAAACATTGTTGATTCTGGTGTTGGTTATAAAATTGCTCCAACCGTAGAAGTAATTGGAGATGGTACCGGTGCTAGAATACAGACAGCTATTGATTTGTCTGGTAAAATTGTATCAGTTAAAATATTAAGTCAAGGTATTAATTATACTTCAGCGCCAAAATTATTAGTTCGCCCATATTCCGTGCTAGTAACATTGGATGAAGAAATTAATAAGTGGGCAATTTATCAATCCATCAATAATATTTTTGAAAGAAAGATAAGTCAAATATACGATGTTAGAAATTATTGGAGTTTTGTTGACTGGGTATCTAATGATTACAGTGTCGAAATTCCACCTAAATTTGTTATTGATTTTACATCAGATTTAGCAACATCTAATTTTTCTATTGACGACACTGTAAAAATTAGAAATACAGGAGATGGAAGAAGTATAATATTAAGAAAAGTTGAATTAGGAAAGGGCAACTATCTAAGCGACTATGATTTAATTTATAGGGAAAGAGGCACGATCCAATTTAGTGAAAAGTTATATAATAAATCTGTTTCAGGTCTTGGGTATGACAGTTTTGTTGGATTTGATCAAAACAGTTTTGATGAATCTAATGCTACTGAAATAAGAAAAATATTAGTAAGCGTTAAAAATGATATATTTGTTGGAGATTTAGCACAGTATTGGAATAAATTTATTTTTGTTGCCATAAAATATGTTCTAAGTGAACAACTTTTTGTTGATTGGGTTTATAAAACAAGTTTTATTACACCAATAATTGATGCTGGATTATTAGATCAAAAAGAAATTTACAGATTTAACGATTTTGCTTATGTTGAAGAATTTGTTAATGAAATTAAACCATATAGATCTAAATTTAGAGAAATTACAACTAATCACCAAGTTAAAGAAATTATTAATGTTGGTGTAACAGATTTTGATTTGCCTTCTTATATTGATGTAACTGGCAATATAACAATACCATCTACTTCTGTTATTGAAAGCGTTTATCCATTCAAATATTGGAGTGACAATAAAGGGTTTAGTGTAAAACGAATCAACGTAGCCAATTCAGGCAATGGATATCGATTACCTCCCCAAGTTGTTATTAACCCTGCCCAAGGAGATGTAGGTAGAGGAGCAACTGCTATTGCACGTATTAGTAATGGAAAATTATCTGAAATCGTAGTTACTAATCCAGGTACAGGTTACTTATTGACTCCTAACGTAGTTGTAGTAGGTGGCGGAAATTATGACACAGATTTTGTACAGGCAAAAGCCAGTGCAGAGTTGTTCAATGATTATATTAGAACAAGCGAGGTTAAATTAAGATTTGATAGGACTTCTGATAAAGGATTATTCACTGGTCAATATTATAGTCGTAATTTTACAACTGACGGAATTACATTAAATTATGTATTAACCTATCCCGTTGACGATTCTGACGATAACTATCCTGCAATGCAAGATAAAGAAACTATTAAAGTTTTGATTAATGAAGTGGAAGTTGGAGAAGATGCGTATAGAGTTACGTTTAGAACAGATTTGAGTACAATCATAACCTTCAATGTTGCCTTGCCAGCTAATCAAAGTTTGAGAATTCAATATATCAAGAATTTCTTATATACTAAGGATATTTTTGAGCAAACTACAGAAAGCTATAAGGATACATTCCAATTAACCTTCCCACCAGAATTAGATAATCAAAAAATTGTTATTACTTCAATTAATAGTATTACAAATGTTGGCTATACAGTTCCTTATTCAGATTACTTAATACAATTAGTACAATCTGAAGTGAGCCATAATAAGTTCATTGGTTATATTAAATTTAAAAATGTTCCAACAGTTGGTTCTATAATAACTGTTCAATATGCAAAAAATATTAATATTCAAAATGCAGTTGATAGAATTATTACCAGTTATCAACCAACCGTTGGCATGCCAGGCAAAGATATCACTCAATTAATGAAAGGTGTTGAATTTGGTGGCGTTCAAGTTCAAGGATTAAACTTTAGTGTAAGTAGTGGTTGGGATGGATTGCCTTGGTTTACACAGGGTTGGGACACATTTGTTAATGACTATAAAGATTTATTAGTTGTCAGTGACGGAGTAACAACCACATACGATTTAGGGTACGTTCCTTTACAGGGTGTACAAATAAACTTTTACTTTAATGGTGTTCGTGTTGATGACGAATATTTTGGGACCCCTGATCAAAAAAATAATGATGCATTGTTTAAGACTATTATTTCTAATGGAACAACTAGTAGAATAACTCTTCCTGTAATTCCTGCAAATGGCGTTAAAATTGAAATTAGACAATCTTTAAGTGATGGAGTTACATTGCCAACTGATGATTTTGTCCTTGACACCAGTTTAAGTGGCGGAGATTTTACAACAATTAGAGATGCTTTGGAGACTAGATTTAGAACAGCGACTGGTTTACGTCCAGACGATATATCAGTTGATGGAGGACAATTCTTATCAATAGAACATAGTCCATCAACAGAAGAGTTAGTCAAGGGGGAAATTTTTGATACCTTGTCAATGACTGTTTTTAATAGTCCAAGTTCAGGAAGTAATTTAGTTAGAACATATCAATACTTGTATGATGGAACAAATCCAACATATGAAATTACAGGTTATATTGACAGTAACCAATCTATTGATGTTTACGTAAATAATTTCCTATTAGATAGAAGTACTGATTTTACAGTCGCATCTTTAGGAAACGGCAACTCTTTAGTAACTCTAACTACTACTGATTACGGAATAAGCACTGCTAATTTAGTTGACAAAATTTCAGTTACTATACAGAATATGTCTATTGGTGGAAGTAACATATTGAATAGAGTAAATTATATTGTTACTCCTTCTGATAGCACTTCTAATTTGATTGAAATTGATTTAAATGTAAGTATTGACGATATTGGAAGTTACTATTTGTCAATTCCTAATGCATCAACATTAGAAAAGAAATCAAATAGATCAAAGAGAGCAAAAGTTGTTATTAATAACAGTCCATCTTTAAGTGCAGGGGACTTAATCACTGTAATATTGTTTTCATCATCTGTTAAAACATATAGTGAAGTATTCAATCAAGAAATTTCAATTACATATGATAATACATACCTTTTAACTAGACCGCCAGGAGACATTGAACCATTGCATGTTATGGCAGCAGTGACAAGATTAACGCCTTCTAGTATAAATTGGAAAGGCAGTTGGGAAGATGGAATTGAGTACAATGTGAATGACACTGTATTATTCTTTAATAGATCTTATGTCTGTGTTTTAGGTCACAAGAGTTACTATAGTTTAAATGGAGTAACTTTCTCTTCTTGGGCGTTAGCAACTAACTATGTATTAGGTGACGTTGTTAATTTTGGAAATAATAGATATATCTGTGTCAGTGCTCATGTTTCTAATAATACATCTAACACTCCTAATAATAATCTTCTTTGGTCATTACATACTGGAAATAGACCAGATGAAGACTATTCCGGACTTTATTGGGAAGCCCTTCCTAGACAAAGATTGTTACCACCAGAAACTGAATATTATGAGGTAACGCAAGATTCTCAAACATTTGAACTTGGTAAAAACTTCCCTTATATATCGCGCTCTTTATCGGTTTCAGATATTGAAGTTTATCGAAATGGTAAAATTATGGCAACAAATAGGGACTACGAATTTGATAATGTTACTAACTCAGTACAACTAAGTTCTGGTGTTGCGTTTGCTGGTGATGTTATTGCAATTAGCGTATTGAGAGGTGCAGAATATCTAATAAGAAATGGCCAAATCATCTTTACAAACTTTGCAAATTTAGAAGCTGGTCAAAAAATAGTGGTTACCACGTATACCAACCACGACGGCAATCTAATGAGAAGAGAAGTATTTAAAGGTCAAAGACTGTTAAATGAATACAAAGTTAGCAGAAGAATTTTAAGTATAAACAATGTTTGGGTTGACTTAAATGGTCGTCCATTGATACCAAACGTGGATTATGATATTAGAGACAATTATTATGTTAAACTTTCTGATAAGTTTGATATTCTTGATTCTGATAGAATAGTTATTACTAGTATCAGTGATGTTACTTCTGTTGATCCTATAGCTTATCGTTTGTTTAAAGATATGACTAATACTGTTCAATTTAAGAGAATTTCAAAGAAAAATACTACTTCTTTGACTAGCCCTTTGTTGATTACTGATAGGGAAATTCGTGTTCAAGATGCTTCCATTTTTGGAGTGTTAGAAACCAACAGTACTAGATCAGGCGTTATTTTTATTGGCGGTGAACGAATTGAATTTAAGTCTGTAAATGGGAATGTTCTATCTAATTTGACTAGGGGTACCAGTGGAACTGGATCAGCAGAGGTTTACCCTGCAGGTAGTAAAGTTTTTAATGTGTCCCAAAGTGAGACTGTTCCTTATAAAGAAGGATCTGTTGTTCAAACAGTTACTACCCCTTCTAACTTCCGATATAATGAACAAATGGATCAATATGAAAGATATAGCAACGGATTTTGGATCTCACTTGCAGATGGTGAACTAGGCGAGTACGCTCTAATTGACGAATTTAATTTTACGGATCAAATCCCTTATGAGGATCAAATTACAGTTTATATGGCAGGTCGAGTATTACTAAAGCCCGCTAAATCTAATAATCCGTTAATTAAACACGACTTTTCTATAACACTTGATTCTAATGAAACTAACAGTCAAGGTCAAACAGGGGATATTGAGATAGATCCAGATTTTACTGTGTCTAAAGTAAATGGAAGTTATATTTTACAAATCAATACTAACTCCCTAATGAGGGACGAAGCAAATAATATAATTCCAGATTTGCAAATTCGTGTGGTGCAAAAAACTGGAAAAATTTGGTACACACTTAATGGAGATCAAACGTTACAGCAAGATAATACTGTTCAAGCCAAGTTCTTACAAGAATTCTCTGCAGAACTGCCAGACAGAAACTATTATGCGTCAAATGTTGATTAACTGCTTTGATAAAGATGCTGGATAAATATTACTATGGATAATAAGGTTGATGAAATGAACGAAAAAACGTCAGAAAATACGCAAGAATCGGGCGTAAATGAACAAGCGGGCTTTCATATTGAGGGTCATATTAAAATATTTGACCCTGAAACTAAGGAAGTTTATATAGATAAAAGGAACGCCATTCATTATGAAAATATGAGTGTAGCCCTTGCTGCCGCACTAGCCAATCAAGGGTATGGTATTATTGAAGGTATGAGTTTTGGAAATGGCGGTAGCACCGTTGATCCTAATGGAATTATAACCTATTTAACACCTAATAATGTTGGTGTTAACTCAGGTCTTTACAATCAAACTTATTATAAAATTATTGACCCAAAAAATACATCAAATATAGATCCAACAAGAAATTTTACTGAAATACGTCACGTAAGAGGCACGGTTTATACTGACATTTTTTGTAGTGTTTTATTAGATTACGGTGAGCCAAGTGGTCAAGCTGCCTATGATAATGCACAAAATATGAACAGCGATTTTGTTTTTGACGAAATTGGTCTAAGAGCAAGTAGTCAAGATCTAGTAGAAGGAAATGGAAGATTGTTAACACACGTTATTTTCCACCCAGTCCAAAAGGCTTTGAATAGATTGATTCAAATAGATTATACTGTTCGTATTCAAACTTTGACTACATTTAGTGAGACCTAAAGATGCCTTATACCATACCTTTTAGCGACCCTAGTAAATCATCTAGTCCAATTACAGTTAACGATAATACTGAAAATATAACCAGTACAAGTTTATCGTTGGTTGGAAGAAACTATTCTAACTATGGTGTAGCATTTGCTAAGAATTTTGTACATCTATTAGAAAATTTTGCAAGTCCTTCATCTCCAGGGAATAGTATTGAAGGACAGCTTTGGTACAATAACATTACAAAAAGGTTGTACATAAATGATTCTACTGGCGGTACAAGCAACTGGAGACCAGCAGGTGGAACACACGTTGCACCAAGTACCAACATTCCTCAAAATCCTTTACTAGGTGATTTGTGGGTTGATACATTAACACAGCAGTTAAGTTTATATAACGGAAGCAATTGGGTATTAGTAGGACCAACTGCACTATCAGGAAAAAAGACTGGGTCTTATGTTGAGCAACTTGAAGATTCATCTGGTGTTAAACATTTAGTTTCAATTGAATACGCCAATGATGAAGCTATAAAAATTGTATCAACAGAATCTTTTCAACCACAACGAGTTATTGACGGATTTACTATATTAAATCCAGGCATTAACGTATCATCTAAGAAGTTTATTGGTCCAGCAGATACAAATATTGCAAACACAGTTTCTAAAATTTACGGAATTGTAACAATCGCTGAATCATTAAATGTAACCAGTCCGTCAGTGGCTACAGTTAGCGCAAATAATTTTGCTAGAAGAGATAGTGCAAATCAATTTTATGGTCAACAAAGTATTCTTAATGATGCAGGATTGAATATAGGATCAACTAGTGGATTTAGTTTATCTGTTCTACAAGGAACATCTGTAATTAAAAATACTTCTAATGGTGGATCAATTGATTTTATTATTTCTAATCAAGGGTCACAAAATATTGTAATGAAACTTGACGGAAGGAATCAAAGAGTTGGGATTAATCATCCAACACCTCAAGTTGAATTAGATGTCAATGGTGA